CTAGAAAATAGAGATGAAGTTTCATCTAAAGGCAATGTAAGAGTTGTAAATGATATTTTACAACATTCTTGGTCTTCAAGTGTTGAAGCTATTTCAGAAAATCCTAAAATGGATTGGTTTAAAACTGGTAAAAATGCAAGAGTTGCAAAAGTTGGTGAAGTAGCTTTACTAGAGTTCTTTAGCAAATTATTGGGTTTATCAAGAGGTTCTCAAGATGGATCTATTCCTGCTGATCATGTTAAATTTAATACATCATTTGATGATATTTTTAATGGAAAATTAACTGAATTAAGAGAATACATTAAGTCAGCTCAAAAAGTTGGCAATGGATTAACTTATTTGCTTGGAGTTAAGATTGCTGATGATGGCAAGATGTATGATGATGTTTATGGAAGATATTTCCAATCATCAAGAAACAAGAAGACAGATGGTTTTACTAAGTCTTTGAATGAGGAATATGGTCAATTTAAATCTAACTATCAAAATAGCTTAGCATTTAAATTCTTCAACTCTAGCAATGCTTTAGTTGCACCTGACTCTCAAGCTACAGCTAAAGTTGATTTATTTTAGTAGATTTTGATAGCAAAAGTAAACATAACAAAAGATGAAATACTTTCTAGTGTGTCTGAAGAAGACATATTTGCAAAGTATTCAGATTTTGAAGAAGTAGAAGTTCATTTTTTTAGCCCATTTAACGAGGAAAAAACTCCAAGTTGTGTAGTTTATAAAAATATGTATTTTAATGACTTTAGCAGTGGATTAAAAGGAAGCTGTTTTGATCTTGTTATGTTTAAATATGGTGTTTTATTTGTTGAAGCTCTAAATATTATTGCGAATGATTTTAAATTGTTTAACTTAAATTTAAATTCAAATCCAATAATATTTGGAGTTCAACCAAGAAAATACGTCAAAAAAGAAACAATTATAGCTATAAAATCAAAACTCTTTACAACTGCTGGAATTGATTATTGGAAACAATATGGAATAAGTAAAAAATCATTAAATAAATTTTACATACAAGAGCTTGATTATAACTGGATTGACAATTGTAGGTTTAAGGTAAATGACTTAGGTTTTTCTTATTATTTTGGTAATAATAAGTATAATTTGATGTTTCCAGAAAGAAGCAAAGAAGAAAAATGGTTTTCAAACACAAGCAGCTCTGATATTCAAGGTTATAACCAATTAGAAAAAAGTGGAGATTTGTTAATTATAACCAGTAGTTTAAAGGATGTGGCTTGTTTAAATGAAAATTATTCCTTACATTGCATAGCTGGAAAATCTGAAACAACATTGATACCTGAACTTCAAATGTCTGTTTTATCAGAAAGATTTAAAGACATAATTGTTTATTTAAATAATGATAAAGCCGGAATAAATGCAAGCAAAAATTATGAAGAAACTTATGGATTAAAATGGATTGTAAATCCTATTGAATTAAAGAAAGATCCAAGTGATGTTATTAAAAACAATGATAAAGACAAATTAACAGAATTTTTAAAGCAAAAACAAATAATATAAAATTAAATTAATAGTGAAAATAATAAAAGAAGTATTAGAAAAAATATATAATGATCAAGAAATGAGGAATAGTTGCATTCCTTTATTTATAGGCAATCCTGGACTTGGTAAATCAATATTGATACATGAATTTGCAAAAGAAAAAGGTGTTAATGTTGTTGAGATGATTGGTTCAACTTTAATGCCTCACGAAATTAGTGGAATTGCAATACCAAGCCAAGAGACTAAAATGATGACTTACTTTGACTATGACAGATTGTTAACTATGAATGATGGAGATATTTTGTTTCTTGATGAGTTACTTAACACTAACCCTATGGTTTTAAATGCATTTCTTACATTGTTAACTACAAGAAAAATGATTAGCGGCAAACCATTGCCTAAAGTTATGATTGTTGCAGCTGCTAATAATCAAGGTGCTAGTATGCTAACTCCTCAAATAAAAGAAAGATTTATATTTTACGATGTAAATTTTGATGCTTCTATGTGGAGCAGATATATGTATAAAAAATACAATGTAATTGACGAGGTTATGACAGAATTAGTATCTCTTATTCAAAATGAGACATTCTTATCTTCATCTAGAAATTATTACAGTCCTAGATCAGTAGATAAGGCTGTTAATATGATAATTAATGAAGTTCCAACTCCTTATGAATCAAAATTAAATCCAATACTTAATAAACTTGTTACTAATACAACCGGTGAGCCTATTGAGTATAGTGATAAGAGACAGTGGATGCCAGATGAAAAGATTTCTTGGTTAAAATTAAAAAGAAAAATTAAAACAGAAGAACAATGATAAAATTAATTCAAAGTAAAAGAGTGCAGTTGCCAATTGTTTATTTAGTTGAGACAGCTAAAGATTTGCAAAATGTTCCTTTAGGAATTCCTTTTATAAGAGGAAGAATGTCAGATTATAACAATTGTGTTCAAATGATGGAGTTTGAAGTATTGTGGAAATCTATGATTGAAACTGATCTTCCATTTAGCTGGAAGCAAATACTTGCAGATAATGGATATGTTAATACTTGGAATTATGGTATTGCAAAATCATCTGGAATGCATGATGCTGAAATTTCTGATGAAGATTGGATGGAATTAGGATCTTTAGAAAATGAAGGTGGATCTGCAATAGATGCATCTAACTTTTTAAATGAAATATCTTATAAAGTAGATATTGATGTAATTAAAGATTTAAAACTTATTCCTTGCTGGCTTATGGACATTGAAGCTGCTGTGAATGAAAATATTTTAAATTCAGTTACTTACAATCCAATGTTGTATAATAAGAAACTAGATTTACCATTGGGAGGACTAGAGTTTAATAGCCCTAAGAAAAATGTAATTATTATTGATATATCAGGAAGTATTCCTAATGGAGTTTCAATGACCATGCTTACACTTGCTAAAACAATGGCAGATCAATTTTATGCTGATGTGCTTATTACTGGTGGCAAAAGTGTTATTTATGATTATGATAAAGTAGATGGTTTGGTTCCTGATGATCTTTACAGTGAAATTGGACAAAATAATGACCAGGCTTATTTTAAAAAGTTGTTATCAGAAAAAAGGGTTTACAAAACAGCTATTGTTTTTGGAGATAATGATTGTCCCGGCCATAAATGGAGTAGAAGTGATAAAGCAATAACAGATGTAGATGGTAAAAAACTTTGTAAATGGGAGATTGATAATATTCTTTCATTTCATACTCATGATAATAGTAAATTGGCTGGTTATGCAAGATGGTTTGACACATACAATGTAACCCACATTGACAATTGGGTAAAGGATTTAAATAAAAAAAAGTAAATAATAATTAATAATTTAAAAACAAAAACATGAAATTTTTAAAACAAAGTGAAATCGAATTAATGAATGGTGGTTACTTATCTGCATCAGATGGTTCACCAATTTCTCACACAACATTTGTTGAAGCTCAACAAAAAGCTCATTATTTAGTTAGCTTGGCTAATAATGTACAAAACAAAACATTTAAAGCTGCTAAGGTTGATAGTTTTCAAGATTGCGTAACTCAAGTTATGAATGAAATTAATTCTGCTGAAGGTGTTAAGTATGAGTCATCTCCAGTTAAACCTGAAATGCCTTTAAAGAACAAGTTAGCTGAAGAAGCATTGTCTTGGATTAATTTTAACCAAAATTCATCTGCAACAGAAAGAATTAATCAATCTATGCAACAATTTAATGTTCTTAATGATTTTGAACAGTTTGGTTTATTTTTTAGTGAAGGTATTGTTAAGTTAACTAAAATCTATACAATTGCTGAAATTTTAGAAGCAGTTAAGATTGTAGAGCCACACTTAAATTCATAAAAAATAACATTGGGTATCAATCATAAAACAGGAAGATTGATTAAATTTATTCCTTACTAAATTATAGTAAATAGTAGCTGTACTTAACAGAATTAGTTAGTAGAAGAACTAATCCAGAAATCCTACAGAAGATGAAGTAAAACTCTACTTGAGAGAGAAATAGGTAACATCTTGGAGGCTATCATATAAAGTGCTAACTTTAATTACTGATTAATCTAAGCTTAGGCGCTAATCTACTGCATAAGGTGGTTTTTACATAATATATAACAAAGCCCAATTTTAAATAAAAAAACATGAAAGAAATAATAAACAAAGCTATTGAATGGCTTAAAGAGCAAGATATTGATGGTTGCATAACAGGATCAGCATTATTAGATTACTATGATGGACAAGATATAGATTTATTTGTTTATAATGAATCATCATTTACAAAGATACTTTATGGAATGAAACATAATCAAATGTTTCAGCTTTTAGAGCCAATAGAGCAATGGAAATTCAAGGAATGGACTAACAACAAAAAATCATCATTAGAAAAACTTGGATTAATTACTATTAAATTTAAATATAACTTAGCTGTTGATGTAAATGTTATTTACAAAAAGAAAGATACAAGTATATTTAATGTAATCAGCTCTTTTGACTTAGATATTATTTCTAAGGGTTATGATATTAAAACAAAGCAAATTTTAGATTTATCTCAAAATGACGGAAAGACAGCTCATTGGAATAAGTGGAATACTGCTTTTTATGCTGATGATATTTGGACCATAAATAGATTGCTGAGACAATTTGAAAGATGCATTAAGTATCATAAGAGAGGTTACAATACTGATTTAGTAGTTGAGAAATATATTGATCTTTTAGATAAATTAATAGAATATCATAACATATTCAATAGTGTTAATTTTGATGAAAAATTAATTATTATGAAAGCTAATAGTAAGATATTAAAAGCAATATTGACTTTATGGCTTGAGAAACATGAATTAAGTGATGAAGAGTTAGTTTTATTACAAAGTAAAATAAAAGAATTATAAAATGACAATAGAAGAATTATTAAATAGCATGCAAGGCAAATATAAAATTCGTGATAAGACACTTAATGGAAAAAGTCTTCCTAATAATGTAGATACATGGAATAGAATTGCTAACAGAGACAGTTTTAGTGAATTTTTATTTTCTGATGAGTCAGAAAAAGATAAATTCTTGAGAGAATGGATTAATGAAAATCCTTATAATAATATTTAATTTAAAGACTTATGAATAAAATAGAAAAATTTATTAAGGAGAATTCTTTAGATTTTAATGATACAGGAAGTTCTTTAAATTCAGTTTGTACAACAATATCTGGATATGCATTACATTGTGGATTAACTGATGTAGAAATACTTTATGATTTAATTTGTGCTGTATATCCATCTACATCTTGCAAAGATGAGTTGAAAAGAGTTTTTGCATTTGCAAAGAGTGCTAATTATCAATCATTTTGGAGTACTGCTAAAGCTAAAAAAATGTATAAATTCTAATGAAAACTTTTTTATTAAAGGAAAAACGTCCTATTTGCAAATGGAGCCAAGTTCCTGATGAAGTTTATTTTGAAGGAGAAGTGCCAGAAAGTTATTCATTAGCTATTTGTCCAAATGCTCCTTATATTATTCTTGATATAGATGACCATGAAGGTAAATGTGGATTTGACAATATTCCTTTTTTAATTAAAAAAGAATTATCAGAACATTTTGCTTATCAAACAAATAGTGGTGGTCAACATATTTGGTTAAAATATACTGGCAATAAAGAATTAGCAAATAAAACAAGTGGATTCCATATTGACTTGCGTACTCACAAGGGTTATGTTAAATGGTATTTAGAAGGAGATATAAGAGATTATATCCATGAAGTAAAAGAAACATCTGATGTTTTAAATGAATGGTTAGAAAAACTATTCTCTTACAATGAAAAATAATAAATAATAAATAAAAATTATGGAAACAAAAACAATTAGAATTAAGAAAAGTACTGTAGCTCAATACAGAGGAGTAGGAATTGATGTAGATACTATGGCTGAAAGATTTGCTATTACACCAAAAGAAATGAACAGTGTTTTAGAGAAGTTTGGTATGAGAAAATCAAGAAGTAAGAAAGAAATTGCACCTGCTTATGTAATTTTAACTGAAGATGATATGCAAGATATTGTTGCAGAACCCATTACAGATAATGATTTTGAAAACAGTGAGTTAATTTCAGAACAAGCAGGAGCTTAGTTTTTAACTGATAAAATGTCAAGTTTTTTACAACAAAAACTTGACATTTTATTCTATTTATAGATATGAAAGAAATACAAAATACGATAATATACAAATATATAAATAGAACAAAACTTTCAGATAGCAGAAGAGCTATCTATTTTTATCCAGGAGACAAAATACCTAAAAAATACACAACAACTAATTTTGTTTTTAAAGAAAAAAACAATAAAAAAACATTATTTAATATATCTACAAATCAATTTGTTATAAAAAATCCAAAGACATTTGGCACTGAAAGGTCAATACCAATATCCGGAAATAAATTTTATGCAGGTTTTGATCATCCATCAACCAGAATAAAAGTAATTGAAAGTATAAAGTCAGATTTTTTAAAATATTTTGATAAGCTTAAACAATTTAAAAAAGAAGACTATCCTCTTTACATAGAGTTTGTTTACTTCGATGTTTTTAATGATAAGCACAGTGGATCTGGAATTAAGAAAAAAATACAATCACAAGACTTGGATAACTTAAGATTTGCTTATGAAAAATGTTCTCAAGATTTATTGACTGGAATGAAAAGAATAGTTGATGACAAGTTAACATTTATAAGAAAAATAAGTTCAGAATTTATTATAGTAGATGATCCTGAAGACAGACAATTATATATAAGGTTTTTTAAATACAAACCTGGATATAAATTTAATTCAGAAAATAAACAAATAGAAACAATATGAAAAAAGCTATAATAGACGGAGACAATATACTTTTTTATGCTACAATGGGTAATAAAGTATTAGATGAAAATGGAGAGCCTAAAAAAGAAGATGGAAAGTTTGTTTATGTTGATAAAACTGAAGAGGAAGTCTATAAATCAGCTTCTTCAATAATTGATACTTGGTTAACAATGTCAAAAGCTGAAGAATATGTTGGATTTCTTGGCAATTCTAGAAACTTTAGATATGGTATTTATCCTGATTATAAAAAGAAAAGACCAAGTGCCAGGCCATCATTCTTTTATGAGCTAAAGGATTATTTGGTAAAACAATTTAATTTCCATTTAATAAACATTCCAATTGAAGCTGATGACTTATGTAACATAATGAGGCTAAACCATAAAGATAGCTTTATTGTTTCTGCTGATAATGATATATTAAAGTTGCAAGGAACTCATTATGACTCTAAAAATTGCAAATGGATTGAGACTTCAGCTGAAGAAGCAATGCTTAAATTTTGGAGTGATATGATAACTGGTCAATCAGGAGATGGTATTAAAGGAATTGAAGGAAAGGGCCCTGCTTTTGTTAATAATTTATTTTCTGAAATAAAAGATTTTACTTATAGGGATTCTGTTTTTGCTGAATACATTAATAAGTATGGAGAAAGATATGGAATAGAAAAATTCTATCAAAATTATTTTTGTTTAAAAATTCTTGAAGAATACAATGATTTAAATTTAGACGATTATAAATTTATTAAATATGAAAGAAGAAGTAATTCAGAATTTTAAAGATAAAAAAATAAGTAACAAAACAAGTATTTATTTGCTTCCTATGATAGGTTCTGTTTATAATGACTTTGTATCAAATTCATTTCCTAAATCTAATTACATAAGTTGTTATCTTAAAGATGCAACTTTACCAGATGATGATAAAGCTAATAATTCTGAAAAAATATTAATTCAATATAAATTTTCAGGAGATTTGAATTTTATTGAATTTGAGAAAAAACTAATGTCTAACGAAAACTTTGAATTCTATTATGAAATTGATAAATATCATACAATGTATGTATTTAAAATTCCAGAATTGTGGATTTCTGATTACAATAAATTCAAAGAATGGAAACCATCTAGTTTTTCTCAAGAATACAAAAACAAAGTAAAATTCTTTTATAAACTTAGTAATGATCACATTATATGGAAAGTTTTAAATAAAGATGAATCATTGTTTAAGCAATTAGATCATACTGTTGGTGAAAAAGTTCCAAGAAATCTTGAAGCAAGTTCATTTCCTTATTTTGAAGAAATAGAATATTTTAGAGAAGAATTTAAACACAAAGAGGCTATGAAATTACTTAGAAGTTCTTTTGAGTCAGAAATAAACAATTAAAATATGAATAAATTAAACATTAAAAAAGCTGAAAAAGCTTTAGATTCATTACCTGCATATTCAAAGAAAAGTTTTATTATCTTTAAAGAAAGATGGCCACATTTATCAAATATTAAATTTAATGAGTTTAGAGTAGCAGCAAATTCTGTTATAAAAAAGAATCACATAAAAAACAAGCTTTCTTGTTTAAATGCTGATGAATTTGTTAAGTATAAAATAAATGAATATGAAAAAATACATACAAAAAGTAAATCTTTAGTTGAATATGGATTTGTTTCTGAAACATTTTCAAGAAAGTATAATGACAAAGGTTTGCATGTTATAATGCCTTGCTTTCATGCACCTCATTATAATGCAAGTTTTTATAATTCATTCAAAAGATTTTTGACTGAAAAAAGAAATGAAATTGTTGCTTTACATATCATTGGAGATTTTCTTGACATGCAAGCTTTATCATCACATGACATAAACAATATATCTGCTAATACATTAGATAAGGAATATAGAATTGGAAATAGAATACTTGATGAAATTACAAGCATACTAAGTCCTAATATTCTTAAAACTTATATCTGGGGTAATCATGAAGACAGATATAATAGGTATATGAGAAATGTTAACAATGCTAAACTTGGAACTGCATTGCAATCACCAACTGAAGGTTTAAAACTAACAGCAAGAGGATTTCATGTATTTGAAAATTGGAAACAGTCTTATATAACTATTGGAGAACATTTGACTTTATGTCACGGAGAATTTGTAAATATACATACTGCAAAAAAGCATATAGATACTTATAGAAAATCTGTAATGTATGCTCATACTCATAGAAAGCAAGTGTATATTGAAGGAAATACTGGAGGTTTTAATATTGGCTCTATGGCCAATTTTGATGATTCAGCATTTGGATATGCATCAAGAGCTATGAAAAGCAGTTGGACAAATTCATTTTCAACAGTATTTATTGATGATCAAGGTTATTACCATGTAGAAATTCCATCATGGGTAAATAATAGATTTATTTACGGAGGTAAAACTTATTTATAAACAAAAAAATAAAAGCTAAACCTGAAAGGTAATTACAGCAATTAGCTCATATGTATTTTTAATAATTTTGATACAAAAAAAACAATATATGCAAGAAAAAAATATAACACCCTGGGGAGAAATAGGCTACATTACATTTAAAAGAACCTATGCAAGAAAACTATCTGAAAATTCTAATAAAACTGAAGAGCTATCTGATGTTATAAGTAGAGAATTAAACTCTTGTAAAAAACAATTAAAAATTGATTTTAGTCAAGATGAAATTGATTATTATAGAAAGACAAGAGAGTTGTTGAAATGGTCTGTAGCTGGACGTTTTATGTGGCAATTAGGAACTAAAACAGTAGATAAATTAGGATTACCTAGTTTACAAAATTGTGCTGGAGTAGTTGTAGATAGTCCTATTAGACCTTTTACCTGGGCTTTTGAAATGTTAATGCTAGGATCGGGTGTTGGATATAATATTCAAAAAGAATATGTATATCAGTTACCAAAGCTTAAAAACAAAATAGACATTAAAAGACTTGACACTAAAGATGCTGACTTCATAGTTCCTGACACAAGAGAAGGTTGGATTAAGCTTTTAGGCAAAACTTTAAAAGCTCATTTTTATTCTGGAGAAGGATTTACTTATAGTACTCAATTAATCAGAGGCAAGGGGGCTCCAATAAAATCATTTGGAGGTTCAGCTAGTGGTCCAGAAGAATTATGTTGGGGTATTGAAGAAATTCATAAAATTTTAAATTCAAGAAGTAATCAAAAGTTACGTCCAATAGATTGTCTTGATGTAATGAATATTATTGGATTTATAGTTGTATCTGGAAATGTTAGAAGAAGTGCTCAAATAGCAATTGGAGATTATGATGATTTAGATTTTCTTAAAGCTAAAAGATGGGATTTAGGTTCAATACCTAATTGGAGAGCCATGTCTAATAATTCTATTGCTTGTGATGATACTAATATGTTAACAGATGAGTTCTGGCAAACATATCAACAAGGAGAACCTTATGGATTTATAAATTTAAGATTGGCAAGATCTATTGGCAGAACAGGTGAAACAGCATATCCTGATAAAGATGTAGTTGTTTTTAATCCTTGTGCTGAGCAATCATTAGCTAATTATGAAACTTGTTGTTTAAGTGAAATTTATTTACCAAACATTGATTCAATAGAAGAATTTTTATCAATACTTAAGCTAACTTATACTGTTAATAAACATTCATTAAGATTGCATTGTTCATTAAAAGAAACTCAAGATATAGTTCATAGAAATATGAGAATGGGAATAGGCATAACAGGAATACTTCAGTCTTCAGAAGAGCAAATGAATTGGTTAAATACAGGTTATGAATACATAAGAAAGTATGATGCTCATTATTCAAAAATGATGGGTTGGCCGGAAAGTGTAAAATTAACTACCGTTAGTAATTTAGCGGCTTAAGATAGTAATATCTTAATGAAGAACTATGTAAATTGCTGGAAAAGCTAAGTTAAAAGTAAATATATTTTTACTTTTTATATGCCAATCAGCAGCCAAATAAATAAAAGTACCATAAGGTTTGGAAATAACAAATCTTTTTTGTATTTTTACAGAAAGGTTCAGAGACTATCCTGCAAAGGAGTACACTCAAGTGAGTGGAAGCGCATAGCTGCCTATAATGAAATAGGTAGATGATATAGTCCAATCTTTATAGAAATATAAAGCAGTAGAAAATGATAGTATATAAAGTAATAAACAGCAAAACAAATAATATGTATTTTGGTATAACATGCAATATGTATAACAGAAAACATACTCATAAATATATGTCTAAAATAGAAAATAGAAGTAAACCTGGAGGTCAAACTCCTTTTTATGACGCTATTAGAAGATATGGATGGGATAATTTTATTTGGGAAATCATTGCAGAGTGCTCTAAAAAAGAGGCTTGCAAAATGGAAATTGCCTTAATAGAAACTAATAAAGAAAAATGTTATAATCTCCATAAAGGAGGAAAAATAGGTTTTAGCATGAAGGATAAAAGTCCTGAAGAGTATAAATCTTGGAAACGTAAATTAAAAGAGAAAAGGGTAGGTAGAAAGCCTTCTTTAGGTATGAAGCATACAATTGGAAATAAGAAATTATTTTCAGAAGTAAGTAATAAATACTGGGATACTCAAAAGAAGTTTGATGGTTGCAAAATACTGTTATATGGAAAGATTAACGGAATGACAAAAACTTTAAAAAAATTTAATGTGAGCAAAACTCACTATTATCGTTTAAGAAAACGGGCATTAATTAACGATTAATGTTGAATATAAATGTAAACCAAGTGGAACATTAAGTTTACTTCCTGGTGTAACTCCTGGTGCACATCCAAGTCCTGCTGGCCCTTATTACATAAGAAGAATAAGAATAGCATCTGGAAGTGAATTACTTACAACTTGTAATGATCATGGATATAAAATTGAACCACAGATTAATTTTGATGGAAGTTTAGACAATAACACAATGGTTGTTGAATTCCCTTGTAAGGTTCCTGAAAATACTCCTGTAGCTTCATCTTTTGGCTGGAAACAACAAATAGAAATAGTTAAAAGACTTCAAGCTGAATGGTCTGATAACTCTGTTAGTTGTACTATTTATTACAACAAAGAAGATTTAGAAGATATTAAAGAGTATTTGAAAGAAAATTACAAAGATAACTTTAAGACATTATCATTTTTGCTTTATCAAGGACATGGATTTAAACAAGCTCCTTATGAAACAATAACAAAAGAACAATACGAAGAATTAATTAAAAACACAAGGCCAATACATAATATAACTGTTAAAGAAAGTGATTTTGATATACAGGATTGTGATAATGGATCTTGTCCAATAAAATAATATGGAATTTAAAAAATATCAAGAAGAAGCAACTGTTACTGCAGTTTATGGAGAAGGGCAATTAATAATTTATCCTGCATTAGGCTTAGGAAATGAAGCTGGAGAAGTTCAAGGAAAAGTTAAGAAAGTATTAAGAGATAATGGCGGAATATTTACTCCTGAACTTAATGCAAAGATAGGTGATGAAATTGGAGATGTGTTATGGTATTGTGCAGCATTAGCAAGAGATTTAGGTTTAAGTCTTGAAGATATTGCTGCAAATAACATTGCAAAGCTTAGAGATCGTCAAGCTAGAAATGTCATAAGTGGCTCTGGAGATAATAGGTAATTAACAATGGAAAATAAAGAAATAGGACTACGTTTTAATTCTGGAAAAATAAGATATGATCTTTTGGAACCTTTTGCTATTGAAAAATTAGCAGAAGTGTTCACAAAAGGTGCAAAAAAGTATGCTCCAAATAATTGGCTATTAGGACTTCCTTGGATGAGCACTGTTGCTTCACTTGAAAGACATTTAGCTAAATTTAAACAAGGTGTTGACTTTGATGAAGAAACTAATTTATTGCACATAGCTCATGTAGCCTGGAATGCAATGGCGCTAATTAGTTATTATAAGTACAGGCCGGAATTTGACAATAGACTTCACACTTATTTATCTAGACCTAAAATAGGATTAGATATAGATGAGGTATTAGCTGATTTTATTTCTCATTGGACCAAGAGATATGGACAAGAAGTTCCTGAAGTTTGGAATTTTGACAGACACATTAAAGACAAATTTGATCTTGTTAAAGATGATAAAGAGTTTTGGATGTCTATTCCTGTTAAAACAAAACCTTCAGATATACATTTTGAACCACATTGTTACATCACATCCAGGTCAATTCCTAAAGAATGGACAGAAGAATGGTTAGATAAAAATGGTTTTCCATGCATGCCTGTTTATTCAATAGGCCACAATGAAAGTAAGGTTGAAATGGCTAAGAAAAGTGGAATTGAATTGTTTGTTGATGATAGGTTTGAAAATTTTATTGACCTTAATAAAGCCGGCATATGCTGTTTTCTTTTTGATGCTCCACATAATCAAAGATATGAAGTAGGCTATAAAAGAATATTTAATCTTAAGGATTTAGAATAAAATTGCACCAATAATATGATTAAGTTCATTCAATTATTGAGTTCTCTGATTAGCAGCTAGAAGTTAATATCAGATAGCTATATAAGATAGTATAATAGTGTGCTTATATTAATCCAGGAAGCTAAAGTCGCCTGGCAATTTTTTAAAATAATAATATGGAAAAAACATTATACAAGCTTGACTCTAAATCTAAGATTAGAGTATGGAATATTTGGACAGAAGATGGTATTTTAATACAAGAAGCAGGTATTTTAGGTGGAAAATTAGTTCAACATTCTAAGCAATGTAAGCCTAAAAATATAGGTAAATCTAATGAAACTAGTCCTGAAGAACAAGCATTACTAGAGCTTGAAAGTGAATATAAAGGTAAATTAACTGAAGGTTATTTTGAAACAATAGAAGAAGCTAAAACTGAAGTAGTAATACTTCCAATGTTAGCTAAATCTTATGATGATGAAAAGCATAAAATTGATTGGATAAAAGACAAAGTTTATATTCAACCTAAATTAGATGGCCAAAGATGTTTAGCTTTTATAAAAAATAATGTAGTTAAATTGATTTCTAGAGATGGTAAGGTAATTGAAAATATGGATCATATTAAACTATCTTTATCTTTTATTATGGAAGACTGTATTTTAGATGGAGAATTATATTCAATGGAATTAGGAACTTTTCAAGAAAATATGAAAGCTATAAAAAAATATAGAAGTGGAATAACTGAAAAGATAAAATACAATGTTTATGATTGTATAATTGAAGAAAACTTTACTAAAAGATTTAATAAAGCTCAAAAATTAATTGAAGGAATACAAAATACTGAAATAGTAACAACTATGTCTATTTTAAATGATAAAGAAATTAATTCATTTCATAATTCATATATATCAAATGGATATGAAGGTTCTATTATTAGATGGGGAAACTCAGAATATAAAATTAATGGAAGAAGTTCTAACTTGTTAAAGTACAAAAACTTTCAAGATTTAGATGCAGAAATTATTGATATATTGCCTAATGATGCTAATTCATTGCATGGAACTCCTTTACTAAAGTATTCAGTCAATAAGCTTTCAGGTGTATCTTCTTCTATATTTAAAGCCGGTGTTAAAATGTCTCATGAAGATAGAGTTGATTTATTAGCTAACAAGCATTTATATATTGGCAAATTAGCTAATATTAGATTTTTTGAGTGGACAGATGATGGTAATCCAAGGTTTCCAGTAATGATTGGTATTCACATTGATAGATAAAAAATATGACATCAAAAGAATTTAACACAAAGTATAAAGATTATTTAGAAGAAGGTCATTATGGTCTTGATATAGATGATCCTTCTATAACTAATTATTTAGACAATCAATTTCAGCAACTTATTAAAATAAATGGTTTTAAATACACACAAATTAAATTAAAGTTTAATTCATGTAGATTTTACACTAATTTAAATGAAGTGCTTTCAGGTGTTGATCATAATATTGATTCTAATATAGAAAAATACATTTCAAATTATTTTAATTTATTAGATATAATTACTAAAAGTTTAGATTAAAAACTAAGCCAGATTAATTTCTGGCTTATTTTATTTCATCTAGTTCAAATTTACTAAATATTTTAGTAAAATCTGTAACAGGTCTGCTTCCCGGTATTAACCCTAACACTTTAATAGGAAGCCTTTCTTTGCCTTTATTTATACCTGATGTAAACTCACTTTTGTCAGTAAAAAATCTTGGAACTTCAAGAGATATATCTATTAAATCTTTCATTAATTTTTGCACTGGAAAAGCATTTGCTCCTAAATTGTTTATCTGTGTTGGAGAATAAAAGAATGCAATATCTCCACTAACTCTATTTAAAGTTAACATTGTTGTTTTGAATAAAGGATTTCTTCTTAATTCTTTATCATCATCATCATCACCTGCAGTTCCAGCAGCATACAATAATGTAACAACTAAAAAAGAAGTTGTTTCAATAAGCATTTTTCTCATATTGTATATTTCATGAGGCTTTAACCCTGAAGCTAATGCTTTTTCTGCATCTAAAACAGGCATTATTAAATTGTAAAAAGCTGATTTGACATCACCTTTAACAAATAATTCTAATACAAAATTTCTTACAAATGATCTGTATCTTCCTTCAATATCTGCTTGAAGTCTTTCATCATAATGCTTAGCGTCAAATCTATTTTCAATTGCTGATGGCATCCATTTCCTAAATTGAGAAGCAGCTCTATAAATAACACTTTGCTGACCTATTCCTGACTCTTGAGGAGAATATCTTCCATGAAGCATATGATTTACTCTCTGAACTTTATTGAATAGTTGTTGTTTTGATTTATCAGACAATTCATTATAGCTATCAGTTAATTCTCCATCAGAGTTAATATATCCTTCCTTATGCATTATAGCTAAGAAAGTACTTGATTGAATGTATTTTTCTCCCCATTTTTGAGGTGAATACATCATTTCTGACAATCTATCAATAGAATCTTTTTCTGATGTTTTTAAGCTTTCAGATTGCTCTTTATCAGTTAATTCTTGAAGAATATTACCATCTGCTAATATTCTATTCATAACAGAATCTTTATTAAAATTCTGTTGCCAAAACAATTTTTCAGCTATTCTTAAATCTTTTCTTGTATAAAATTGTCCAGCAAATCCTTCAAAGAAATTACTTATCTTACCAAAACTAACATTGGCCAATGCTGTTATTGGAGATAAACCAATCCTTAATAATGAATTCCATCTTAATAAGCTATCAATTGATCCGGTTGCATCTAAATAAACTTCAACTTCCTCCCCATCTACCCCCTTTTTTTTATATAAACCCTTTTTCCCTTCATCTTTTTTAGTTTCACCTTTTACTTGAGCTTTAATAAAACCTTCAACCATGTTCCACATCTTTGAATCTTTTCCTGTTTTAGTTGAATTAGGATTTGATCCTTGCACATATTCTGTATCAAATATAGATCTTTGCAATAATCTTACTTTAGGCAGAATATCACTCATTTCATTGTAATGATACATACTCTTTGCAAACATAAATAATGAATGGCCTAAGTCATCAGATTTAACACTTGAAGGTATTTTCTTTATGTATTCAAGATCAATTATATCAGCTTTAAGATTTTCATCTTTCACAGTATCTCCAAGCTTTCTTTCTTTGAAAATTCCAAATAGTGTTTTTCTTTGTCTTAAGAGCTTTTCTTTTAATGTTTCAGCTATATACACATTTGGTATAAAATACTTGTTTAAAACAAATGTTTCAAGCTCTCCAGCATCATTTCTTCTCATTAGAGTTGGAGTAATTTTCATTAATTCTTCAAGCTTTGATTGATAGAATTTATAAAACTCTTGTGCTTCTGGAGAAACCTTACTTAATTGAGATAATGGTATTAATGTTTTTGTATCAGAATCTTCATTTAAGAATATTATTTCTTTATAAATTTCATTAATATCTTTTGTTTTACTTACTTCTTCAATCTTTAATTCAATTTCTCTAAAAATAGCATTAGATTGTCTTTCTATTTTAGTTTGAGATGTCTTGATTATATTACCTATTGTTGAAGCTATATAATTTGCAACATCAATTAATGATCCTGTCCATTCTCTAAAAGTTCCTATATCTTCTGTTTGCTGTTTTATTTGCTCTAATGTAGGTTTTACTTTTGCTGTTGTATTATCATGAACATTTTCTAATAAATAATCATCCTTTAGTCCTTGTGTTTTTTCTCTAAGTCTTATTACTTCATTTGTAAGATCAGGAATACCAAACCAAATATCTAATACATCATTAACATATTCTAAATCAGTGCTAAATCTTTGGCCTTTATCCTTTAATAAAAAATTAATTCTCTGTTCAACTAATTCTAATGAATGTTTACCAAATTCATATTCAGCTTCTCTTTTAAGATCTTTTTCTTTAGACTTAGCATACTTTTGTTTTGTAAGTTCAAGTTCTTTTTCAATAGCTTCTTTTTGAGAATCTTTCTTAGCTAATGAGTAATCTTTAGTAAGCTTAGCAATTCTTGTTTGAAAATATTGCTCAATTTTACCTATTTTTTTAGCAGGTTCTTTTTTCTTAACAGGATCCTGCTCTTCATTTTTTTTACTATATTGAGCTTCTGCATTGCTTTTTAAATTTTTGTCATTTAAATTTTGAGTGCCATATTTAACAAATCCACCAATTAATTCATCTACTTCTTTTTCTGTTAATACTTTACCGGTAAATTGTTTTATCCAATCACCTATTTTTTGCAATAAATCTTTCCACCAACTAGGCTTAGGTTTATCTATTAATGTTTCAGCCCATCTTGCAGCAAGTTCTTGCAATAATTTAAACTTTCCTTCTTCTGAGTTTTTGTCAAAGCCATAATCAAGCATTAAATTATCTAATGAAGTATGCCCTGTTCTTTTTAAAAGCTCAGGTAGTTTTTCCATTAATTGTTTTTCAGCAGATTTTAAAGCATTAAATAATTCTTTTTCTCCACCTAATTCTTTAGCCATTCTAAGCATACCTCTATGAGCTACTTCATGTATTGCAACTTTAGATGCTTCTTCTAAAGGAGTATTTTCAGCTATAATTACAACTTTATCTGTTTTTGGATCATAATAACCTTGTATAGAATTTTCAGTTTTTGAAAAAGGCAAACCGTCATCTAAAGGATCATTTAAATCATCATGTTTATCTAAAAGATATTCATTATAAATTTCTCTTAAATCTGGCAATTCTTTTACTTCTTGTGGTAAATACTGAAAAACATCTGGATTGTCTTCTAGAGCTATTTTAACAAGCTCATTATAAAATGGTAAATTTGAATCTAAATAAGTTATATAATAACTGTTATATTTTATTCCTTCTCTTGCAATTTCTTCGTTATTTTTTAATTCATATTTTAAATTTTCAAAAAATTCTAAATAATCAGGATTTTGTAAAACTTCTTCTACAGTATTTAATTTTTCAACTTCTGAATTTCTCCAGTTTAAATCTTCTTGCATCTCCCTGTCCCATTCTTCTCTTTCTCTTCTGTATTCTAAACCTGGATCATCTCTATCATCTCCCTCGTCCCATGCAGGGTAATACATCTGATCTTCTGGTTCCTGTTCGTAGATGTCTTTATCTTCCTTACCTTTCTCTTTAGCTTTTTTAGCCCTATTTAAAGACTCATTATTAGTATCTAAATTATGTTTTTCAAAGAAAGCTAATATATCATCATAATGGTCAATAGATGCTATTCCATTATTACCTCTTGAGGTTACTTCTTTTACTTGTATTTTACCTTCTTTTTTCTTTGTTTCTATTGCTAAATTATAGTCTTCTTTAGTTATTTTTTCACCATTTTTTCTATATGTATCTATTTTTGTATAATTATTTCCATTTAATTCAAACCTGTCAAATGTTTCATATTCTGAAGTAGTTTGATTAGTAGCTTCAATACCTGCAACTGTAACTCCATCAACAATTAATAAATAATTGTCATAATTTTCTACATAATGAGAAGCCATACCTGATGCTGTGCACCAAGTAGAAGGAGATAGTTTTCTAAGTAGTTCTACATTTGCTTTGAATTGAGAACTATTATCATTATCTTTTAAACTCTCTAATTCTTTTAATTCTTTTTTTCTTAACAATAAAACATCATCTAATTCTTTTTGATAGTTTTTTTCAATACTTTCCTTGTTAAAAAGAATATCTTCTAATTCACTTTCTAATATTTTTAATCTTTGTTGCGAAGCTATTACATCATCTTTAGCATCCTCTTGTTTACTCCATTTTTCAATATTATGCTTAGTATTAGCTATGCTTTCTTTTTTATCAGTATATCGTTTTTTAAATTTATCTAAGGCTGTTGTAGACTCTAATTTTTGAATTTCTTTTTTTGCATTCTCAATGTCTTGACTTACAGTGTTTAACTCAGTTCTTGGAATATGTACCCAATACCCTTTACCACTTGCTGAAGGCTCATGTCCTACTGCATCAGAAACAGTTTTTAATACTTCTTGGTCATATAATTTACCTATTCTGTTTAACTCATGTGGCTTATTTGCTAATATTCCATAGGTTTGTTGCAAGGCTACATCGCTTAATTGCAATACATATTTAGATCTTCTAACTGGATTATTTAGCCATTTTAATGCATGCGTTAGCATTGCTTCTTGAAATGGTAATGGATATTTTTCCAAAGCTTTATTCCAATTTTTAAAACTCTCCAAAGCTAATGGATTTGTTTTAAATTCATTGTAATTAGATTCTTTTTGCTTTTTAGTTAATCTTTCTTGAATTATATCTAATATTTGCTGTTCTGATTTTAAATTTTTAGGATGTCCTAATGAATCTTTGTTTACACCTACCCAATTGATTAATATTTCATCTTTTATTCCATTGTCTTCTAAAAAATTCTTTATAGATAAAAATAAATTATTTTTACCTAATATACTTTTTGGTACGTTTCTTAATACTGTAACAGCATTTGCTATTTCAATAGGAAGTTCTTTTTTTAATCTATTTAAAATTTGAGATACAGCAGAATTTGATTTTTCAACATTTGACTTACTAAATAAAGTACCTTGAATTCCATTTCTATTAATAGGCTCCTCAACTTTTTTTTCTTCAACAACTTTTTTAGGATACAATAATATCTTTATTCCACCGGGAGTATTTCTTACATAAAAAGAATAATTAGGACTTTGATTTAATGAAGCTGCAAATTTATTAGCAGTTTTCATTGACAAAAAGTTCTTTATTCCTCCATTTTTGTTTATAAGATTGTATTGTTTATATATAGCTTCAGACTCTTCATTTAAAGGAATAGGTTCAATTTGCTTTGGAGAATAAAGATAATCAGGAGGATAACCTTCATATTTAACCCACAATCCTGTAGCTTTATTTTCTCCATAAATATTAACAAGATCTTTCCACTGCTGCAATGATTTTAAAGGACAGCTAATCATATTATCCTAATAGTTTATCACCAATGTAATGATCTACAACAAGTACATCATTGCTTAGTTTGTTAATATCAATTAATGTAATAGCCTTGCCTATTTCTTCTTGTTGTTCTGAGCAGTATTTTAATGCTAAACTATAAAGAACATGATTACTTTCTTTCAATGCTTCAGATGCTAATTCTTCACATTGTTTAGTTATCAATAATTCATGCTCTAAAGTTGTTTCAAATACATCAGTTAAAGTTTTTAAATCCATTGCAGGAGATTGCAATGCAGCTAAAACTGGAGTATATCCATAATCTAATAAATAGTTTTTAGCAATTTGAGAATGCTTTAATTCTTCATCAGCATACCTTTTATATAATTCTGAACAATTTAAAATACCTTTATTGTTAAGCCATAAAGACATTTGTTCATAAATTCTTGAAGATTGCTCTTCTTGTTGTATTCTATAATTTAAAGCTTTTACAACTTTGTCATTTAATAATTTTTTTTTGTCCATTTTGATTATTATATTTTGCAATATTTAACTAATAATTCATCTAATTTACTTTCACTCAATTTATTTAATTGATCTATGTTTGTTATTCCATTTGAATTAAAAAATCCATTGTACATTGAAAATGCATCTCTTAACTTCCTTAATGATGAATCATAAGTGCTTTCACCTAATGTATCTAAAATAATGTCATCTTCAGAAGTCAAAGGTACGTTATTTTCTTTAGATTTGGAAATATTATTTGTAGCTTTACTGGTGTATATGTAATTCATTCCAGATGTTCTACTTAATGCAACATATTTTAACATATTTCTTTCATTTCCATATGCATCTCCATTGTAGCTAATCACCCTGTTGTTGAATGGATTATCCATATTTTGATAATCAACAAATACATTTTTGTATGTAGAACCTTGAGCTTTGTGTGATGTTACAGCATATCCATAATCTATGTTTTTATTATAAAAAGCTTTAATATTTAATTCTTCAAATTTTGTTTTACCATTTTCTTGAAGTTTAAACAAATCAGGTCTTTTGTTTTTAAGCATAGATAAAGTTGTAGGTTTTCCTTCAAACATTAGCAAATCTTCAGGAAATTGATATTTGCTAAACAATCTATCTAATCTTTCACTAGCATCAGCTCTGCTTCTCCAAGGAATACTATTATCTGAAATCACTTCTTTGAATTTTAAAAATTGCATCATTATATCTATATTGCTGTCATCATATGGATTAATTATAAATATTTCTTGAGAATCTAATAATGAAGCTGTAGAACCACTACTTTTAATTAATGCAGTATCTTCTTCATTAAAGATTCTTTTAATTTTTACATTCCAGCCTGAAATTTTACCTTTAATTTCATAAGTAGAACCATTAATATTTGCTGAAAGAAGATATGAATTGTCTTCATCTTTGTATTTATTTTCTACTACTTCATAGTCTTGGCCATTATGAACAACTGGCTCAGGAGTTGATTGTTCATATCCCATAAGAACAGAACCAACACCATATGGCTCATCTATATTCATTTTTGCAAAAATTGTTTGATTGTAATTATAAACAGAATTATTAGAATAAGTTACTATTTTTGCATATGTAGGATCTTTTTTATATTCATCTGAAGAAAATAATTCATTTATTTTATCCATAAATTGCGTTCTATCTTTAATAAATTCATTTCCTTCTTTTTTATCATTTACATTTGAATCAAAAGAAAAACTTTCTGTTATTTTTAAAAGATTGCTTCTTATAGCTGTAACTAGATTTAAAACAGGATTAGTTTCTTTTTGTCTCATAACTTCAGTTAATTCTACACCTTCATTGTCTTGAGTATATGTTAGAGCAGGGCTTAATGTATTACTTGCTACAGGTGGCAACTGAGCTGGATCACCCATAAATATAACAGTTGAATTCTTATCTTTAGCAAGTTTTACTATGTCATTATAGTCTATATTATCAATCATGGATGATTCATCTATAATTGCAACTCCATTAATAGGCATTAAGTTTTTTGGACCTGGAACAAATTTACCATCAATTTTTCTTTTATTTAAAAATTTAGCAACAGTATTTGGTAATGATTTTAAATTTCCACCTCTTATTAATTGAATCAATAAATTGATAGAAGCTTTGTGCATAGGAGCTGCATATGCAATTTGCTTTGCTCCCCTATGTTTTTTTTCTATGTAAAATTGTATAAATTTAGCAATTGTACTTTTTCCTGTTCCTGCATATCCCTTAAGTACAAATTTAGTTTGTTTATTATTTATTGCATTTACAGCTAATTGCAATGCTTGCTTTTGCTGTTCATTTAATTTTATATTGCCGGTATTTATTGATACACCATCAGCAAATGTAAAAGTATTATCAACTGATACTTCTTGAGTATTATTGTCAATATTTTTAACTGCTTCAGCGTTATTAAATAAATCTAATATTTGTTTTTGAGTAACTAAATTTCCGCTTTTTGCATTTAAAACTTTATCATTTATTTTTACATATTCAGCATTGTTAAATGTTTTAATATCATATCCACTTTCTACAGCATATTGAGCTAACACTTTGTTTATTTGAGTTTCATTATCTTCTACTTTATCTCCAGTTTTAGAGTTGTGTATTACTTCTCCTGTATTTGGATTATAAGTATAATTAAATTGATCAATTTTAGTTTTAAAATTATTTCCAGTTAATAAATAAGCATCATTAAGAGCTTTAATAAACCAATTTTTACCTCCTGTCTCCCAAACACTATTTTTAGAAGTTGGCTGATGTGTAGAGGATAATATCCAATCAGAACCACCTAGTTTCTTTATTTCACTTGCAAGTCTAGGATGTTGTTCAAGTTTAGCTTTTATAATATCTACCATAAGATTGTAAGTACTATTAGGCCCTTCATCTTTAGTAGCTGTATCTTTTAATGCTTGATAAGCAGCTTCAGAGTCTTCTGCAACACCTGTTTTTGAATTGATTCCTTTTTTATTAACTCCTATTAATAAATCTAATTGAACAGGATAAGATTGTGCAAGATTACCTTTAGATTTAGCTAATTCTGTTGGATTAGTAAGAGCTGCAGCTAATCCTTTAGAATTAGAAGATATTTCTACTCCTTTTTTAAATTCTTGGTCAACACTAGTAGATGGTTGAGTAGTTCTTAATTGTTCAACAACTTCAGCTAATGCTATAGGATGCATACCCTGTCCTCTTGCTTCTAATTTTCCTGCATACAATAATGTAGCTCCATCAAGTTTACCTGAATTTATTTGATTAAGTATCCATTCTCTTTGCTGTGGTTTAACATCTTGATAATTATTACCTAACAGCCATTCTTTATATGCTAAAACTGCTTCTTTAACACTATCAACTTTTATAGTTCCTCCATATCCAGCTTCACTAAAAGGATTGCCAAAATTTTCAAAAGCATTAGCATCACTTGTTCTCATAGTATTAACTCCTTCTGAAGTGTAAACTGGTCTTGACTCTAAATCACTTTTCCACTCTCTTGATGTATCTATTGTAGGTTTAACACTAGTGGCAGGTTGAGCAGAAGACTTATTAGCAATAGCTGCTTTTAATTGTTCTTTCCAATTAGCATCTGCCATATTAATAGTAGGAATACCTTTTCTTCTTGCCATTTCTACAGCTTGTCCTGTACCACCTTTTGGTCTAATTGAACCAGGAATTTCTTGTGCCCAGAATAATACAAAATCTACTGGTGTATCTAAATTAGCACCAAATACTTGATTAGTATTTCTAGCCATTAAGTTTTGAACAGCCCATGCAGATTTTTCACCTGATTTTTCAGCTTCTTCTTGTGTTGCACCTTCAGCTAATCTTGATTTTATTTTTTTAGATTTAGATGCATTCATAGCACCCTGAAGATCAGGATGTATTTCATTAGCAACATTTATTTCTCTTTGACCTGTTTTATCAAATCCTTTAAATATTTCCTTTTTTGTTGCTCCATTTTCAAATGCTGTGTCTGCACCTTCTGCTGCACCACTTCTTAATGTATAACCTAAATCATCAAGATACTTAGCAATTTGAGTCATAAGATCAAGAGCTTCTTGTGGTGTTTGTCTAGATCCTATACCAGCATAAGTCATACTAGGTGTTAGTGATTTACCTGGAAGTTTATTAAACTCTGGTGTTTTTGGATCTTGAACATTAGATTTTTCAGTAGATTCAACATTAGTTTCAACATTGTCTTTCATTGAAGGAATGTAATTTTTCATTAAGAAATTCTTACCAAACATTCCATCTCCTAATTCTTCTTTATTTAAACCTTTAACATAAGCAACTTTGCTTATAAATCTATCTTTAGCATTGTTTCTTAAAAATAATTGATTAAATTGCTTTATAATTTCATCTTTATTATTCATTTCAGAGAATTTGTCAAATCCTTTATTGACAACTTCACTATAATAAGAATTAGGTATAATTCCTAAGAATGTAATAGGACTGTTATTTAATCCTGATTGCAGTATTCCTAAGTCTATAATATCTTTTGTTAACTCCGGATCTAATGACATTAATTGCCTAAAAGCTTCAGTCAATTGATTGCTTGTGTATGTATCAATCTTTTTATTAAAAAGTTTTATATTGTCAACAGACTTCTTTTCAGTCCTTAACATAGGATACAATTGAGATATTAAAATATTATCAACAATTTCTTTTTCTTCTAATTCTCTACTGGTTAATTCATCTTTAGGTTTATTTAAACTTTTTGCTCTGTTCTTTAATTCTAACACTCTTTTAGCAATACTATTTTCTCCTCTAAACAATTCATCCATTCTTTGAGAAGGATTTTCATAGCCATAATTTTGAACTATAAAATTAATAAAATCATTCTCTATTAAATTACCTGTCTTTACTGAATCATCTTTGCTAAAAATAAAGTTATTATTCTTTACTTCTTGCAATAAATAAATTGTGTTATTTTTTACAACAGAATCACTCTTTGTATAGAAGAAAGGACTATAAGCTTTTAATGCTAATTCATCTTGATTAAAAGCACCTAAAAATGTATCTTTAACTCTTTCAAGTCCATTAATAAAACCAGCTTTAGCAACTTTTATTTCAAGCAATTTTTTCTCTTCAACTGATATTAGATTTTGTCCAGTACCTGCTGAATCATGATTAGTTGTTCTTACAGCTTCATTTAACATTCTAGCATGTTCTCTGTATTCAGTATAATCATCTAAAACTTGAAGTTGAGTAATTGCATACTCTATACCTTCTTGATTTTCAACTTCTAAATAATCCATTAAATCACTTTTGCTTAATTCATCTTTTTGATGCTCAGCTAAAAAAGCAGGAAGATTTTCTTCTTTTCCTTTTAATTCTGCAATATTATTAAGCAAATAATCAACGTATTTCTTTCTAGCTTGAGTAATTGCATTTGAGTCTGCATCAAGGCCAAGTACTTTTGACAATGCAGAGTTAGATATACCTTTTAAGGTTAAATACTCTGTCATTATATTTTGAGTCATAAAAGATGCAACAGTTTGAAATTCAACACCGGCTCTATTCAAATATAAATAAACAGGCAATGTTTCCATAACCATATTTAAATAAGCTACTGAAGGTTCAACTTCATTTGCAGCATCCACAACAATGTTAATCTGTTGTCCATTAACCTGTGTTATAGGGTTAACTTTTTCTGCATCTAAATAAGCTGCAAGATTTATCTTACCATCATCAGTTTTATTATGCTTTAATCTTATATTAACAGGAACTCTTTCTGTAATTTTTACACCTTTCTGAATAGTTTCTCTAAAAAAGAATTGATTTGCAGTTAAGTTTCCAGCTTGAGCTATTGGCCCATAAGCATTAGCAATAGCTACTGGCCCAACTTCATCTTTAGCTAACCATAGTTTATACCTGGCTTCAATTTGTTTTGTTATTTTTAATAAGTCAGAGTATTTAACACCTTCTTGATTTAGTGTTTCTAAATACTTATCTTCATCCATTATTTTTGCAGGTTCTTTTGCAGTTCTATTCTTTATTGTTAACCTGTTTTTATAATTTATATATTTCAAATGTTCAACAAATTCATCTACAATAGAAGTGGAGTTTGGAGTTATAAGTTTTGTAAAATTACTTTCATGAGATATTTGATCTTTTAAAACTTTAACAATGCCATTATCAATACTTTTAGTGTCATAAGATCCATCTGGATTTATTTTAGCTCTGTATGTAAATAATTTATCATTATCAAAGTCACTACCTGCTTTAGCTACAATCTCAGGATGAGCAATCATTGTAGTTGCACTGGCTTCAGGAAGAAATTCTTTAATAGTTAAATACTCATTAGAGTTATGTTCCTGTCCTGGAATCCTACATCCAATCAACTCTAAAACTCTTTGATCAATCTTTGGGTCTTTATTTCTTATAGCTTCATTTAACTTATCTAAATTATTACCAAACATTTTAAATAATGGATAATAATTTTTACTCATTGGTATCATTACTTCAGCTGGAAGTGTTTTACCTGTAACAGGATCTATTGTATATCCTCTTAATGCTTCATTAGGGCCCTTAGATCTTTCACCTATAGGCTCAAATCCTGCAACTGATGATAATACATATGCATCACCATTAAATTGCTGTCTGATGATTCTTGCATCTATTAAAGACATTAACATAGAAGTTATTTTGTCTTTATTTACAACAGCATCAAATTTAGTTTTAAGAATTTGTTTGCCTTCTTCAATTCTAAAATCAATTGATTCAATTAAATTATCAGGAAGATTTCTTTGTCTAGCTTCATCTTGTAATAAATTAACTAAATTTTCAACATTAGTAGAAGTGTATGTTGTATCTCCAGGTCTAATTCCTAATTCAATTAACAATTCATCTTTTGCATCTTGAGTTTTTTGATTAATAAGATTTGAAAAATCTTCAAATCTTTGCATTGCTCCTTCAATTAACTCTTTGCCATTTTCAAAAGATCCAATCCAAGGTGTTTTTCTAAACTGAGTAGAAAATACAGCTGTATCATGTGGCTTAGATGGTTTTTGTTGTAATCCTAAAAAATTATAATAAACTCTTTGAATGTTGTATCCTTCAGAATTTATTTGTCCATTGTTTTTACCTGTATAAAATGGAGTTAATTCACCATTTGCATTTGTAACAGTACCAACCTTAGAGCCTGAACCAAATAAACCATATCCAGCAGCACTATCAGTCATATTCTTAAGTGTCTTAGATATGTTTTTACCTTTAACTAACTCTGGTAATAATGGAAGTACAGTAAATTTATGATAAGCAGGTGCAAATAATGAACCTGTCATTTCTTGTGGACCAGCATACTGCAGTTTTAATTGTTGAAATAATTGTATTTCTTTTCCAGTCAATAACTCTCCTTCTGTCAAATTTCCTTCATCATCAAACTTTTGCATTTGCATCTTTTGATAAGCAAACTCTTGAGCATCTGACCAATTAGAAAGTCTATTCATAAACTCTCTGTAAAAATCAATAGTGCACCAACCCATAGCATCACCTTCATCCATTTTAGCATAAGCTTTTCCCTTAGACTTTTCTATAGATTCTTTTCTATTTATTTTTTCAATATCTGCTTTAGTAAATCCAAGTATTTTTAAAGCAGCTTCATTGCTAATTCCTTTCTTTTTATAAGCATCTAAGTATTCATCAAGCTCTAATTTTTGAGTCTCAACATTTTCAAATACAACGACATTTTCCATACCATCTTGAACCTTACCATCTTTTCTAGGAAAATTCTTAGTTAAGTATGAATTAATAGCACTGTCAACTCTTGGTATTTCTTTAGTACCTGCAAATGCAGCACTTCTTTTATATATTGCTTTATAAAAAGCTAAATCACCGGTAAATAATTTTGTTTGTTCAACATTGTTAATATAACTATTTATTGCAATTGCTCTTATTAAAGCTTCATTAGAATGCTTGCTTTTAACATCATCTGTTATTCCACTAAAATTATCTCCATTTATTAACTTAAACTTTTTTGACATTTTAGTCAATTCTTTTTCATAATTTTCAAAGAATTCAACTGTTTTCTTATTAACAGCTTCAAAATTATTGTCAAGCAATTCTTCTATATTTGCTTTTGCGTCTTTATAAGACTTTCCTTCATTCTTAAGTTCATCTAATTTCTTTATAATACTCTTTCTTGTGTCAGATGGAATAATATCTTGAAATATAGTAAAGTTTTTAGCTTCTTTTCTGTAGTAATCAATATTATTACCAACTTCATCAAGAATAAATAAAGCAATTCTATTTAATTCATCTTCAAAATAGCCTCTAAATATTTCTTTTATTTTAGGTGAATTAAAATTATTCTCAACAAAATCAATTGGTATAACAAGATTTCCTTCTTTTAAAGAAAGTCCAATTCCAAATTCAGATGATTTATCAGCTGAAACAATAAAAGAAGATATTCCTTTTTGCAACAAAGAGTTAAACTGTTGTGTCATTAAATCACCAATAGTAGACTTTCTAGTTGATTGCCTAACTTGATTGTCAGCATCTGAAGATGATTTAATACCATCTTGCAAATATAACTTAACCTCAGCTCCTGGTATTTTTACACCATTTTCATCAAATAGTTTTTTAATGTATTGACTGTTTCTAACTGTAACAGTATCAAGATGAGGAAGTCTTTGTCTTAATTCAGTCAAGTTTTTTGACTTATTAATTTCATTAATAGTTCTTGATAATCCATTATTCTCACCAACAGAATAAACTGTCTTGCCTTCTGTTGATATAAAGCTTAGCTCATTTACATAAGGAGCATATTTAGCCTCTATATTTATTAAATTATCTATCCTTTTATAAAGATCAGACTTACTTGAAAATAAAGAATTTACATTTCCGTCTTGAGCAATTAAATAGTTTTTTATAGCTGTAACAGAATCTGTTAGCTCACTTTGATTTTCATTTAAATAATCTAATGCATATTCATTAAATTGAATGCCAATCTTACCTAAGAACTCAATATTATCTCTTACTTTAATAAATTCTTTTACATTAGGTATAACTTGATTTCCTGCTTCATTCTGAGGGAAAAGAGATACTAAATTACTATTCCAGATCTCTTTAACCATATCAGCATCATTCATCTTTGTAGCATCTATAATTCTTATAGCTCCATTAGGTGAAATAACTGTAATTAAACTATCAGTTCTTGTCTTATTAAAATCTTTAGTAAAAGCAGTTTGCAAGTTAAATTGCTTGTTAGATATACTGTCTCCAGTTTCTCCAAGCATATCTATTAATTGTTGAATTTCTGGCTTATCTTTAACTAAGCTTTTTAGCTTATCCATAATGTCAAGATAGTTATTGCCAGTTCCAGCAATATTCTTTATTAAGTAATTATAAGTTTGTCCAAAATCTAATGGAACTTCTAGTCCTAAGTCATTTTTGTAATTTAATCTTTTTAAAGATTTGATTAACATTTTTGAGCTTGAAGTAAGTAAGTCTTTTTGATTTACAAAGTTTTGATCTTTTGTTCCTTTTAAATCTTCTTTTACTTGTTCTTCTTTTTCATCAAGAGTTTCAGTTCCTCTTTCTTCAGAATCTTCAGTATAATCAAATCTATCTTCTGAAAATTTAAAGCCAAGAGATGAAAGTCTTTCTTTCCATAATGAATTAACTCTTTCAAAATTATCAGTAATAAAATCATAAGCATCAATTAACTCAGGATTTTCTTCAGCTTCATAAAGATCTAAAAATTTATTATATATAATATTTGATATGTTTTTATTAGCAGAGTCTGGATGAAGAGTAGCATTAAAAAACATTAAGTCCATTCCGTCTAAAGTATCAATAAGAAACTTTGTACCTTTTTCTTTAGTAACAAATTCTTTGTCACTATCTTTGTTTAAACTGCTAAATTCTTTTAGTCCTACAACTTTGCTATTTCTGTAATAACCACTGTCAAGTCTTCTGTAAACTTCATTAATATCAGATGCTTTTAATCCTAAGAAGTCTTTAATTGCATTTAATATTTTTCTAAATAATGTGTTTCTTTGTGGCGCTCCTTTTAGGACTGCCCCATTTTTTTTATAGTTAATAAAGTCTTCAGCTAATAATTCTTCAGCTTCAAATCTATCAGTAATTCCAGTTCTTTCTGCAACTTCCTTATACAATCTATCTACTTCTTCTTTGGTTAAATACAACTGAGTAACAGCATGAAATGCTTCGTGATACAATGTACCAGTTACAGCTTGATCAGACAATAATACTCTTGCAGAAGATAAGAATCTACCCATTGATTTCTGCTCAATTAAACCTATAACTTTATCAATAGGAATTGTTGGAAAATTATATTTAAACCATTCAATTTCTTTTTTATCAACTAAAGTTGTATCTGCAGTTCTTGATCTTAATCTGTTTAATTCATCTCTCCTTGGTTTATTCTTTTTAGGCGGAGTTGTATTTTTTTCTTGATTAACTATTTCTGCATCTTGACCTGTATTATTTAAAGAAACTAAATCTGCAATATATTTTTTAACTGCTTGATAATCACTTTCAATTGCTTGAGAGCCACCAATAATTGTCTTTCCTTCTTTCTCTGCCTGTCTAGCATCAACAGCTTTCTGTCTAATTTGTGTAGCTACATTTTTTAATTCATCAATACTTAATGATAATAAATCAACCTGAACAGTCATTAATTTAGGAGCAATAATATTTGTTGGTTCATCTACTAATAATGAATCAATTGCAATATTACCTTTATTTTCTAAAGCAGCTAGTTCTGTATTAATATTAGATTGGTTTTTAATATATCCTTTAACATCCATTAATATTCCAACTAATCCCCAAGGATTATTTGTACCAGTTTCTACTATTTTCCCATCTTTATAAATACCTGTTCTTTCTTTTTCTGCAAAAAAAGTAATTCTATCACCATTATTAAATTGTAATTTATCATCTAAAAATTCAGTTTTGCCATCTGCTGTTTTACCACCAAAAATAGGAGTTCCTTTTGGTAATACTTTCATTTGAGTAGCTCTTGTAAAAGTATTTCTTCTTTCTATATCAGCTTTAGTATCTGTAGAAACAGGAGTTGTTGCAATGGGTTTGCCTTCTAAAACATCTAACTCTCTTCTTAATCTAGTAATTTTAGCAAAAGCATTTGTCAATCCATTTGCATTATTCCAATTTTTAGTTATAGTATCTAGTTCTTCTAATGTTATTTTTTTATTATTAGAATCAATTATTGCTTGTCTTACTACTTTATCATTACTTCTTAATCCAACAAGCCTATTTATTTCTCTAGCGACTAATTCTATTTCATTTTTCTTATTGTCAATTTCACTTACTCCTAATGAATCAATTATTACACCACTGTTTATATCATCTTCAGTTGGTAAATCACTGTCTTCAACAACTTCTTCTGCATATTTAATAGTAGGATTATATCTTAAGTATTGGTTAAGAAACTGAATATTTGACTTATCTTTAAGGTCTGTTCCAAACATAGGATTTTCACCTTCTAATAAATACTCAGCATAGCTAATAGTTTTTCCTTTACCATTTGTTGTTGGTACTTGTATATTTTTATTTATGTATAAATTATTTGCATTAACTCTTTTTGATTCTAAAAAGCTAATTAAATCTTCTATTTTCTCTTCAAAATTATTTTTATTAAGTGAATCTTCTCCAAAAAACAATTCTCCATTGCTAATGTATAATTGATATTGTGGATTTGCAGTTTTCTTAAATGAAATAATCTTTTTTATTTCATCAATTGGTTTATCAATTTCTTTATTGCCGGTAATTTCTTGTTCTAATAAATTTATAATCAAATTAATTTCTGATTCATTAATTAATCTTGGCAATAAATCTAATACTCTACCATCTTTATCTTCAATATAAAGCTTTCCTAAATCAAGAGGTATTCCATTTAAATATGTTCCTTTTTGAGTTGCTAATGTAAGTTTAAATGTATCAGAAAATTTATTTATTATTCTTCCTATAACAGAATTTCTAACTCTTTTACCATTTTCTTTATTTTCAAATTGAGCTATACCATTAGACTTGCTATTAACTTCAAAATAAGCATTAGGATCTGTAGTATTAATAGCTGCTTCTCTAATTGCTGCTATATCTTCTGTCCCTTTTTTCTTATCTACAATTAAATCATCATTTAAAACTCTATCAACAGTTTCAAGTGTCATTGCTAATAGTTTACCATCAACTCTTACTATTTCATTTTTATCATTAGTAATAACAGTCCAAATTCCTGTATAATTAGGATTGTTTGTTTCGTATAATAATGCATCTGGATTATCTTGAAGTATCTCTCTGTATAAATCAATGTTGTTATTTTTTGTAACAATTCTTAATCTGTATCCTTTAACTTCATTTTTATTAATCCATCTAAAAACTCTTTGGTTTTGAACTTTATTTATTCTTTCAAATTGAGATAAGTCTGATTTAGCTATCTCAATAGTATTTTTAGTTCTAAAGTTTCTTAATATATAAGTATTCTGAGATTCTCCAATTAAAGAATGATCATCCTTGTTGATGTCTCTGTAAATAATACCATCAAAACCTTGATTAGTTTTAGTTACTGTTTTAGCTTTTTTCCCTTTGTCTTGATTTATAATAGGTTCTGAATCATCAACTTCATCAGCTGATGGAATTTCAAAATCCTCAGGATACTCTTGTTCTGGATTTCCAAACAATTCAGAAATTAAATCTTGCTCAGTTAATTTTTCTTTCTTTTTTTCTCTTTCGCTTTCTACCAACTGCTTATATAAACCATTTAACGCATCAGTGTATTTGCTTCCTTTTAATAATTCAACATATTCTAATAACTCCTCAGATGTTTCAGACTGCATTGCAAACTCAAAAAACTCGGCTTGCTCTTTATCTTTTTCTGTATTGTTTAATTCATTTCTTGATTCTTCTATTCCTTGTTGCAATTTTGCAATTGCTTCTTCTATTTTTCTAGACTCTTCTGAATTGCTTCCGTCATTATCTTGTTCTTTTCTTTGACTGTCTTGTTCTGTAATTGGCTCTGTAAGCTTTCTTTTAGTTTCTTCTCTAGTTCTTTTGCTTTCATTTTCTAATTTATCATAGGTTTGTAATAATATTGCATAGGCCATTTCATCAGCAAACTTTTTAAAAGTTCTTGGTTGTCCTTTTTTATTAGACAATGTTACTGATATAATATTGCCATTTTTATCTCTATTTATTGCGTTTAATGGATTTGAATAGTTATTTATATATTCTTTATTGTTAATAACAAAATTTCCGCTATCATTAATCGTAATAATGTCAAATATTGAGTTTTCTTTTCCTAGTTCAAATATTCCATAATCATGCAATTTTCCATCATATCCAAATTCTTCATCTTGAGGAATTTCATATTCTTTACCTGTTTTGTTATCTACAAATATATAAAGGTTTTCATTTTCATGCTTATAAATTCTTCCTTCCATTCCAGAGTACTTCACTTGAGCTCTATCTGACAAGCCATTTAAGTCAGTAGAATTGCTCAATGTTTCTTCTAGTTCTTTTTGTTTTTTAGCTTTTTCTCTAAGGCTACTTATATGCATTAGGTCATCAGCATTCTTTCTTCTTTTATTTTCTAAATCAACTTCATTATCTTCTTCTGTGAATGGAGTTTCAATAACCTCGTTTGCAGGATTTGAGTTTAATTCTTTTTCAATTTCCTTCCTGTTTTCATTAAAAAATGCCTGATCTTCGTCAGAATACACATCTTCGCCATTTCTTATTCTTTCAGCAAAGCTTTTTATATCATTCTTTTTAACTTTTTTTTTTGTTTTTTCAATATCTTTATCAGTTTTTACATCTTGCTTTTCATACCAGGCAAAAGCTATTTCTTGTTCATTTTTGTCAAACAATTTTTCATAATCTTTTACAGATGTTTCAAAATCTTTATTGTAAAGTTCTATTTGTTTTTCTATTTTATCTGCCTCTATTTTATTTTGAGGAATGTCAGCTGACAAAGCATTGGTTAATTCTAAACGTCTTAAATTTAAATCATTTATTCTATCTTTAATAAACATTTGATTTGACGTTTCATTTAAAGCTGTGTTAAATAAATCATTTGCAAACTTAGCAAGCAAAGGTTTGTTTTCTGATTTAACTTTTACATTAACTGAACTGTCAATACTTTTAATAGCTTTTTCTAATTGTTTAGCTTTTTGTTTTAAATCAGATTTAAATTTAACTTCATCTAAGTCATTTTTATCTGGATTTGATTTTTTTTCATTTTCTAATAACTTAGCTGACAGTTCATCTATATGTTTGTTTAATCCATCAACATTACCACCATTCATTAAATAACTTGCTGCAAATCTAGTAAAGTCTTTGTTAGCTATAAATGCATAACCTTCTTCATTGCCAAGTCTTGCATAATCATCTTTTAGTTCAGCATCAGTCATGTTTTTATGCATTGCAACTAAATACTCTGCAGTTCTTTTAGGATTTAACTGTGGCTCTCCTTTTTCATTTACATCATACAACTCATTAATTGAAGATATATAAGCATCTTCATTTTTTTTCATCATTGAATATAAGTTTGTATTTTTTTTAAAGTCTTTTGCTGCTTTGCCATATTCTCCTGCAACAGCACTCATTGAACCTAAAAAAGCACCAAGAAATACTGACTTTTGACCTTCAGTTGTTGACAAGCCATCAATATATTCACTAATTAAACTTACATCATTTGAACCTAATGCAACTTTTTCATTGTAATTCTCAATTGCAAACTGACCACCTTCTTCAATTAAACCTTCTGATACAGAAGATTCTAATAAGCTTTTTCCATAATTACCCGCAATTTGCTTTTTAGTAAGTTTAATAGGTGCAATAAATTTACCAGATGCATCTTCAATTGCACTCATTGAAGTTTTATCAGGAATAAATCTTCCTAACATTTTTTTATTCATTAAGAAATTTGGGCCTGCAATAAGAATCATGTTTTGCATAAATGAATCAAAACCTGCCTTATTAAGCATTTCATTTTTTAATTTCTCAGCTAATTCTGGATCCATTCCATTTGCTACTTTTTCAGCCCATTGCTCATCAAGCATTGGTTTAATTTTATCAACTAATCCTTTAGATTCAGCAGCTGACTCTAATGTTGTATTTAATAATGTTCCAGCTCCTAACTCTAAATTCTTAGCAGTATTTATACCAATTCCAAACTTAGTCATTTTTCCTGAAAGATTTGCTAATCTTAAAGCTCCTGCCGGAGCCATCATAGCAAGTAAAAATCCTACACCATCAACTCCTTCATCTGTCCAAAATGATGCAGAAGAAATGTTATCCCATAAATTACCTTCAACAACAGATTTAGGTTTGTAAATAGCAAATTCTTTTTTAGTTTTATCATCTAAATTTTGAAGTGCATTTAACCATGAATTATTTAACGACTCAGCTAATGACTTATCTGTAGCAACAGCTTCTCCTAATGCATAAAGATATGCAGGAGTTTTAGCAACTTCAGTTCCTACTTTAGATATTAATCTTGGAACAGCATTAAACCATTTATCAGTTTTTGATTGAATATCTCCTCTAATATCTTTGTATTCACCGCTCATTATACTTGATGCAGGTAAATCTGGTGAATCAAATTGTGATTCTCCAAAATCTGTATTTCCAAAAGCTCCACTAAGAACTCCGCTTGTTCCAGATGGAGTTACTTTTAAATTTGGATCTGTTTTGCTTAACTTTAAATCTTTGCTAAATATAAATTCGTTTTCGTTTTCTGGCATATTATTTTATTTTTCTCCTTCTGTTTTTTCAAAATCTTTAGTTCCTCTTCCTAAACCACTACTTGTTCTATACCATTTGCTGTCTAAATTAACCTTCAACTCTCCAATGCTATTAAATACTCTTCCTTCACTATTTATATAAATTATATTTGAAGGATTGTTTGCATTGACATATGTATAAACAAAAGTTTTTCCATCACCCATAACAGTCCTATCTAAAAGCAATATATTTTTTTTAGCTTCTGCATTATTCGGATCTATATTTAATGCATTCATTATTGCTTCTCCTTTAGATTTTCCATATGCATTTACTAGTTTTTGTATATAAGCTTCAGCATTTTTATTCATTGTATTTTTTATAGTTTCTTTTGAATATAATTTTCTGTCATTTTTGTTTGCAAATTGAACAAAATCTCCGGTTGTCATAAATGCTATTGACTTATCTTCAACTGATTTCATGTTTTTAAAATAATTATTTTCAGCTTCATTTTTAGGCTTCAAATTAACAGTTGCTACAAATTGATTGTTCTCATCTAATATTTCACCTTGTAGTATATTCTCATTGCCACTTCCTGATCCTGAAATTCTATTTCTTACGACAACTTTATTTCCTTTTTTATAAAGAGATTCAGATGAATCATCACTCATTTTCTGATGATCTTCAAATGGGCTATTGTTCACAGAAACAGTATAGTCTCCAAGTCCATATTTAGCAATTTTTTCATTAATTAAATCTCTTGACGCATTAGTCATTTGAACTCCAAATCCTTTTGTTTTTGATAATTCATTAAATGCTAATGACATTACAGGCCAATCTTTTGATGGAACTATTGCATTAGGATTTATTCCAAGTTCTACTAACTTTTCTGAGCCTAAAGCTATCTTCATTTTATTCATCATTTCAAAAGCTTGCTTTTCTTTTTCAGCTTTATTTTCAATTTTACTTTTTATTATAACGCCTCCTGGACCTTCAATTGCTCGCTCAAGTCCATATTGACCACCTATATATTTTTGTTTATATCCTGAAGGAAGATTTTCATTATTAATATCATCTATAGTGTAATTAACTCCATTTATCTTAAAAACAGTACTTGGTTCTGCTAGTTTTTCAAAATCAAAAATTCCATCATCTGTTACAAATCCAGATTTTTTTAGGTTATTATAATTATCTCCTAATATATCTCCCATTGGAGAACTTACTATTCCTCCTTCTGGAACTAATTGATTATCTTCTTCATCAGTTTTGCTTCCTGGTTTTATAGCTGGATTTATTGATTCTCCTTTTGAGGAAGATCTATCATTTCTAGAACCTACAAATTGATTTACAATATAATTTTCCCAATCCATAGGAGTATTAAAGTCTCCGCTTTTTCTTCCATAAACATAATGCTCATAATTATTTCTTTCCCAATTAGCATCAACCCAACCATGAATTTCTCTTCTTACTTTATTTTCATCTAATTTAACTGTTTTCCATCCTGATGATGTTTTTACGCTATACAATCCTTCTCCAAGAGCTGTAGTTTTACCTTGTTCATATCCTTCAAATGAAGTATTTCCTTCTACAACATCTGGCATAATTGAGTTCAAAACTGGACTTAATTCCTTAAATCCATCTCCAGGAAAATAAGTTTTATAAGCATCCTGAAGTTCAGATCTAGTCATTGACTTTTGAACTGGTTTCCAATTTCCAGTTTGAGGATCTTTTCCTTTAGATATTCCGTAATCTCCAAATAAAGGATTTGCTCTTAAGGCTGAAGCTACAGGAATTAACTCATTATCATATTGAACAGTTTGAACTTCTGGATTATTATTAAAATGATTTGTTAATTTAGATATTTGAACTCTAGCTGTAGAATCATCTATGTTTCCAGAATAATAATTATCTGCTATTTTTTGAGATTCATTATTATACATTTTGTTTAAATTATTTGCCAGACCTGCGGTCATTTCTCCCGGCTTTAAATTAAATGCATTTTGAGCTAATCCTATAGCTGTTTCTGTTTTTTCATTATCAGCATCTAAATTTTGCTTCATTTTATAAATTGCATTTATATCTTGCGGAACAAAATCTGAAATATATTCTTTGCTTTCTGGTTTAAAAAATCTCATATTATTTTTTTAAATTTGCTTTGCTGTTATTATTATTTTCCAAAAGCACTTGTTATTCCTACTTCATAAGGAACATTCACTCCGTCTTTTTTCCACATCATTTTTCCATCTTTTCCTTCAACTGGATAAAAGCCTTTGTTACGCATCAAAGATAGTAAATCATTTTGATTATTCCAAGAACTTTTTGCACTATTAAATCCTCCTACTTTAGATCCTAAACCAGAAAGACCAGTACTTATTGAACTTCTTGCTGCATCTTGTTCTTTCTGTCTAGCTTCAGATTCAGCCATTTGAATTTGAGCATTTTGAGATTTAGCTTGATTAGCAATTGAATTGTAAGTATTTGTATTCATTTTATCATACTCTGATTTTATTTGAGCTTCACCTAATCCTCTTTTTAAGCTTTCTTGTCCAGCAGTTTGTGTTAAGAAAGTTAGTCTTTCAGCTCTTCCTGCACCACTATTATTTATAGAATTTCTAGCGTTATTAAAGCTAGTACTTGTTGCATTATTCATAGCAGTAATAGCAGGCTTTGGATCTGCATACATAAATGAAGGTTTAACTCTTTCAAAGTCTACAGGATCAGGCCCTTTTAATCCTCTTCCAATATTATAAGCATCTCCCAAGCTTTGAGCAGCTAAATTTGCATATGAAGGTCCATCATAAACTTTAGGTTTACTTTTACCTGGACTATGATAAAAATCAGGAACATCTAACATTTTATCATTTATCTTAGGATTTAAATCATCTGGTTTTGTTATTCCCATTCTAGGCATTGGAGTTAAATTTAAATCCTTACGTCTTTGTTGATCTCCAATCATTATTTCATAATCATTACTAAAATTTTTGTAAGCATTTTGTGTATTGCTTCCATAAGTTCCATAATAGCCTTTATAATCAGGATTCTCACTAAATTTTGCACCCTTGTACCAAGTAGGATTATTTACATCCATCCAATCTTGAAAATCTTTTGTATTTTTAGGTCCAGTTGGATATGCTAAAAAGGGTTTAGGATTAAGATCTACAGGCATTGCTGCAAATGATTTAGGCTTTATATATCCAGGAGAACCACCAGCTACTGATGTAGTTCTGTCTTCACTCATTGGATAATTGTAATTAATTTCTCCTCCTGGAGCCATTCTTAATTTGCCTCCATACATCATATATTGATTTTTTAAATCAGTTAACATCATTGCTTGCTTTTGTTCTTTTTTCATTTCTTGATCTTCAAATAATTTTGGTATCAATCTTTTCTTTGTATTCATATCAGTTAAGTCATTTCTAAAATACTTTTTTTCTATAGATCTATGTTCTTGGGCATAAGTTCTTTTTCCTTTATACGGAATTTCATTTGAATTTGTAAAAATAACTTTTCTTCCATCAGGAAGTTTAGCTTTTGTTTCATTTTTTTCAACTTCAATGTTTGTTCCTGGAAATGTCACACCTCCATCTTCATGTGTATATCCTTTAAAATCTGTAAAATCACCACCCATCTTAAATTGATTAGTTTCTTGCTTAAACTCTTGGTTTTGATTACCTACCATTTTACCAATACCTCCACCAGCCATTCCTCCAAGTGTACTACCTAACATACCTCCGATAACTGTACCAACTCCAGGTAATAGGATTGAACCTGCAATGGCCCCACCAATACCTCCTGCTGTAGAACCGATTGTTTTACCAACAGCTTTCCCTTTTTCAGGACCACTAGGTTGTTTAGCTCCTTGTATTAATTCAGGAACTGCTGATATAGCTGATGCTGCTGGTCCTGCTGCTGAACCTAATCCACTTGCTGCACCTCCTGCAGAAGCTCCAACTGCTCCACCTGCCCCATTTCCAAAAGTTGGAACTGTTTTTGTAATATTTTGCATAACACTAGGATCAACTGGAAGAGCAAAACCACCACCTTGAAACTTTTGTTTAGGAGATAAAGAACCTCCCATTTGAAATTGATTATATGCTTCTAAAGTAGGAAACTTCTTGTAGAACTCCTTCTCGGTCATCTTGTGTGTTTTAAGTATTTCTTGCTTTGTCATAATTAATTATTTTAAATTGTCTAACCAACCTCCGTTTTGTTTTTTATCTTGTTCTAGCGCTTTGGCTCCAACACCTACTATTGCAGCAGGTGTATAAAAATTATTAAATAAATTTATTAGAGCTTTTTCATCTTTAACAGAATTAAACATTTTTTTCATACCTGGTGTATTTGTTTTTAACTTTTTTAACATTTCTGAAGTAACTTTGTCTTCAGGTTTTAATCCTAATTGAAATCTAGCTTCATTAATTCTAGCATGTAGTTCTTGTGGCTTCTTTAAGTATCTTTCATATTTTGTATTACCTAATTTAAAAGGTTCTCTTAAAGCTTTTATTTCAGCTTCATTATAAGTAAAACCAGGAAAGTATTGATGGGTTCTTTCATGTGCAGCAACACTAGCTTTATTTTTAGCTAATTTATTTACATAAGTATCTCCATAGTCATAAGCTATACCCATATTACTAAGTGGTTTACGATCTAATTTTTCATAATCTAAAGATAATTTTATGTTACTTTTAGGATTGCTTAAAACTTCTGAATATCTTGGTTTATTACTACCTTTAATTAAATTTATAATATCCCCAGCTTTCGTTGATTTATAAGAATCTATTGCCCCCTTATTTCTAAAATTATTGTACCTCTCATTTATTAAAGGATTTTCATACCAATTATCAATGTAATCACTACCTTGTTGTACTTTCTGTTCTGCTTTTCCTGCTTTATTAAATTTATCAACAATTTGATTTACAGGTTTTGAAGTTATAGCTTTTCCAGCTAAATTTTGTGTTTTTAAAAGTGTTTTTTCCATTGTAGGGTAAATAGCCCTTACACTATTTTTAAAAATGTTTTTATAAACACCTGTACCTACTAAATCAATAGGATCTGCACTAGTTTGTAATCCAGGTTCTTTTATACCTTTTTTATAATCTTCAACATTGTAAGGCTTAACAGCTTTCTTATCTAGAAAATTCTGATTACGATAAAACTCAGGATGGTCTACTTGCATATCAACTTCTGCTTGTCTTTTATTTTTAGCAGCAACTTGTTTTTGTGCAGGTGTTACAGCAAAGTTTAAATCTACTACAGGTTTAGCTGTAGCTGTAGCATCAGGAACTTGAGTACCTTTATCTAAACCATCTAATAAACCTCCCATATCAAACTTGTTAGTAGTTAAACCATCTAACCAACCTCCATTCTTTGCATAAACCTTTCCATCATTAGAATTAGATTTAGTTATAGTATTCATCATCTCAGTAATCTGATCATCTGAATAAAACTGTCTTAATCTTTGTAATTGATTGTAATTTTCATATTTTTTATCTCCAGTCCCTTGTTTATAAGACTCATTTACTTTATCTAAGTATTCCTTTTTAAAAGGTTGGGTAAGTGGGTCATAAATTTTATTTTCTCCACTTAGCTGTCTAATAGAATGTATTTGAGATCTTACTTCTCCAGGATGTGTAAGTTTATTATATGTTTTTTCATTGTGTATTGTTGGATTATATTGTGGAGTATTTTTATTTATATATTTTTCATCCATATCTGTCATTAAATTATCATGAGCTAATTCATGTGAAAACAAACTATTAACTAATTTAGGATTACTTTCTACAAAATTCTTATTTAAATTTATTTTTTTACCTCCTTTATAATCATTAATGCTTCTTCCATAATATTCAGGACTGTCTACTATATCAGGAGTAACATCATAAAATGAATTATTAAGATCTTTATTAAAATTATTGTTATATCTTTTTACAATTCTTTCTGTACGTCTAGGACTTTTTATACCTGCATCTGCAATTTGGTTTCTTAATATTTTATCATACATAGGCGAGTTATACCAACCTTTTACATACTCTGTAGCATTAGTAACATCTGGAGCTGTACCCCTCATCATTGGGGCAACATCTTTATAGTTTTCAGCAAAATAGTTAGCATCTTCAGGCCTTGAAAAATTAATATTTTCTTTACTATTTCTTGGAGGATCTTGAAAATACTGCATTTTACCATTAACTTCTTGTAACCCAGGTCTTGCTTGATTACCAAAAGAACTCATAAAATGTGTTCCATAAGTACCTGCTGGTGAAGCTTGATTTCCTCTCCAATCTTTTTCTTCTCCTGTAAAAGTATACTTGTTAGGATTAGGTGATACTATTCTTAATGCAGAAGGATTTCCATAATTAGCTTCAGTAGCTATTTTAGCTCTCATCATTCCTGTCATTCCTGCTTTTCCCACATATTCAGATGGCCTATCTTCTACTGGGCCTGCTTGTTTATAATCACCAAACTCACCGCCATCTTGAAATTTATTATTATCTAAGCTATTTAATAAACCTCCATACTCAAACTTAACAACTGGTTCTTTTTTAATATTAACAAAATTCTCCTGTTTAACAACTGGAGCAAATGATTGTTGCATTAAATTTTGTTTTTTTTCAATTGCTTTATTTTTTATATTAATTAAACTAGCTTTACTATGATCGTAGTTTGTTAATCCAAATGAAGATGCTTTATCTAAAACAGATTTTGCATATTCATTATTATCACTTGACATTCCTTTATAAACATTAGCTGTTTTTAAATAAGCTGCTGAAGTTCCTTTTAATTCACTTGAAACTTGATTTGAATATCTATCTAATACAGTAAGTAATGTAGCTTCTTTACTATCTGGAGTTATACCAAATTTCTTACCTGCTTTAGATGGAAAGTACTTTTCTTTTCCCTGCCCAGCTCCAGTAGAATATTCATCTAGAGAAAAAGCTTCTTTAATATCACCTTTTAATATTTTACCTACAAATTGAACTCCAGGAATATTCTTTGCTTTATATCTTGCTGATGTTCCATATTCAGATTCTTGGTCAATAATTCCAGCTGATAATTTTACTAAATCATTATATTCATTGTTAGATAGATTGTAAGCTCTCATAAGCTCTTCTTTTCTACCCATCATTTTATCTATATACTCTGCTCTATTTTTCTTTTTATCTTCAGACTCATCGTTACTCCCTAAGTAACCAATAGTCTGATTTGGCTCATAATCTACATATTTTTTAACTATAGGTTTAACTATGGGTTTAACTGCATCTCTTTCTGCATAAAGAGAATTTGGTATAAAATCTTTTTTAATTACTTCATGACTTGTTTTATCAGCTCTATAGTTATCAAGAGATACTCCTTCTATTCTATGTGTTCCAAATGACTCAGCTAATCCTTGACTTCCATAGTACTCTACTGCAGTCACATTTCCAGACTTATCTTTCTCAACTTTTTTTACTAGCATTCCATGATAAGGAGCTCCTCTAAGACCCTTCTCTGTTTTTTTGTTTAATTGCAATATATCGCCAGGCTCTACATCATTTAAATTGTAATCATAATGATAACCTTTTAACTTTCCACTTGTTATATCTTTTTCTACTGAAGCATTAGATGTGTACTTTAACAATTCTCCTGCTTGATTTAAAGTATAACAAGCTGAACCTATACAGAATTTCCTTTCTTTTTCAGTAGCTCCAAGAGTAAGATTGTTAACATATGTTTTAAGCTTAGCTACTTTATCTGGGTCACTTTCAACTTTATCTATAGCTTCAGATACTTTCTTTTGATACTCTTTTTTTTTGTTTGTTAAGAAATTTATTTCACCTTGAACTTCTTCATAAGTTCTTTGTTTTTTATTTTCATCAGGCATATCTTAATGTATTGATTGTCTATAAAATGTTGTTATTGGATGCAATATAAATCTCTTATTATCTTCATTTGTAAAAGTTAATTCAGTTTGTAAATACAAATCTCTTAATCTAGGTTTAGATAAAGTAGAGTAAGTAGCATTAGCTAAATCTCTTTGTATTTGTAATTTCCAATCCCTTTCTACTTTGTTAATATTAGTTTGAGGTACAAGAGTTATTAAACCTGCATCTTGGTTTTCTGTTGTGTGTTGTATTGTATCTATTGTATCTAAGTTAAGTAGGACTCCATTAGTATCATATACCTCAGTTTGAAACTGTTGATTATCCCATACTTTAGTATAAGTAGGATTTTCATTAGTTAAGAACTTAACAGAACTTGGATAGTAAGTACCATAGAAACTTCCATAATCACCTTTATTATGCCAGTAGCATTCATCATTGCCTAAGCTGCTAAATACTCTTTGATTTAAGTTTAAATATATATCAGGTTTAAAACTATAAAAGCTTTCAAAAACTCCAAGCTTTTCATTGAACCCCAATGTAAAATCATTATTAGAATTTTGAAAATCTTTAAATGTAAAGTAAACTGTTTGATAATTTACATCATATATACCAATAGCACCTTTAGGATTTTTATTAATGTTGTTAGTTATAGTTTGAAACTTACTAAATAAACCTAAGTTGTCTGAAATACATTCTAATCCTTCTCCTAACTTAAAAATTTTATTAATATTACTATCATAATGATAAACATTGCTATTTGTATTTACTATGCCCTCTTGAAAAGCTGTACCTGTTTCTTTGGTTATATAATCATATCTTAATAATATTTTATTATTAGATAAAACAATATTACCACTTTCTCCTTGCACAGCCCCTCTTTCATTACTGCTAGCTACTCCAATTCCATTTTGTTGATAAAATAATAATTTATTTTTATTAACAATTAATTCTGTAATAGGACCTTGAGTCCCTTCTACATCAAGATAATCTACAAATTGAAAATCTCTCCAGCTATCAATAATTTCTCCATCTATCTTTAATTTAGAATTCCAAATCCTATTTGAATATTCATCTACTTCATTATCAAAGAATAAGCTTGGGGGAAAAAATCTATTTATATTATATTTTTGATGGAATACATCATTGTATTTAAATTCAGATAATAAAAATCTTTCTGTTGTTAAAACAGTTTGACCTGTATCAGCAACTTTAGCTATTTTTTTAGCTGCATTTCTTCTTTTGTAAAGTATATAAGCTCCTATTGCAATTGGGGCTAATGCTGCTCCTCCTACAATAACTGCGCCAACACCAATTGCTCCAGCAACTCCAACACCCTCAGTTCTTTTAATAGCTTTAGTTGTTTTCTTAACAAATTTAAATAACTTACTTTGATCTGGATTACTTAGACTATCGGTTTTAAATTCAGAATTTTCCTTTAAATCATCTAATGATAAACTAGTGATTGGATGCTCACCTTCTCTAAGATTAAAATTAAAACTAGATTCACAAGGAAATATTTCATACAGTCCTTTTTTACTTCTTATAGGAGGTTGATAACCATTTGGTTTAACTGCATTATAGTAGTAACAGTAATTAACAGCATCATAAACACCTAGATAAGTATCTCCTAAATTTGCTTTGATTGAATAAGTTCTAGCTGCTGTTGATTTATCAGTAACAGCTCTAAATTCACTTGCTGGAATATACTCATTATTAGCTCTGCTTGAAAATCCTATTCCACCATATTGATTAATACTAATAGGTCTATTGTAACTTACTGTATAATCACCTATATAATCTACCAATCTAATAGATTCTCGAGCATCATTTAATAGTTCGTCTTTTAGTCCCTCTAAATGAGATTCATAATCCAGCCAACTGGTGTCTAAAGGATCACCCCACGAATCACGAGGAATTCCAGAACTACCATCTTCGCTAAAGGAGCATGTTGCTGCTATAAATTGTTTTTTATCTCCAATCCCTAAAACGCTATGAGGCCTTAATACTTTATTTAGAAAATTCACAGCAGTAGAAAATTGAAACACAGAATTATTAGCGTTTTCAAAGCCATGTTTTACAGCTATTGCTATGTCAGTAGCTATTAAAGAAGCACTATTAAATATGCGTCCTAAATTATCAGCTTGAGGAATAGTCGCTATGTAACTATTTGATAAAACATAATCTAATTCTCCAGAACCTCCAATACCATTAGTAAATACGTCCTCAAATCCTGTTCCTAACAATTCTCCAGGAATTAATACTTTTTGATTTTTTATATAGATTCTTCTTGAGTCACTATCAGCTACTTGATTCCAAGGAATAATAGCTCCTTTATACCATTTTTTTAAATAAGCTGAACTATCTAATATATTATAAAGACCCACAGTGTTATCTCTATGTAACTCATGTATTATTTTTTGATCTTGACCAAATTTATTAATAGGTTTTAAATAATCTCCTTGTTTAAAAGTATATTTATCAAAATCTATTTCTGGTGAAATAGTATAACCTAAAATTCCAAATCCTCCTGTAGAGCTTGGAAAGCCTGAATAAGCAAAACCTATTTGACCTAAGCTTAAAACATTTGGATGTATTCCAGCTACTTTTGCAGCTAAAACACTTCTTAAATCTTCTTTAACAGATTCTTTAATTCTTTCAATTGTTTTTGGAAGAATAGTTTTTACTAAAGATCCAAATACCCCCAGACCTCCATCAGTATTAACAGCTCCATCTAAAACATTATCTACAAAATCAGCTATATCTTCAGAACTAACTACTCTTTGAAAAGCAGCATCAGGCAAAATTTGTAATTTTTGAGCTAAAGCAGCAGCAACAGTTGTTATAATTTTGTTTCTAAGGCCTTCTTTAATCTTAAATAAATCAGCAGCTCCATCTATATCATCTATATACCTAGCTATTTTGTAGCAAATAACTGTAGCTACAATTGAAGAAACTATTTCTCTTGCTTCTCCTGCTAATCCTGGTCTATCAAAATTATTTAACCCGCCAGTTATTGCAGTTCCAAATCTAGTCTTATCATTATCTCTTCTTTCAACATAAACTATTCTAAATCCACTTATATCTTCTCCTAATCCTTCAGGAACTGTAACATCAAAGTTTATATAAGTTGAATACATATATAAATTACCATCACTGTTAGCTGATAACAAAGAAAAATCACGGTTACTTTCATTAAAGTCAGGCATTTTAATATCACCTATCCAATTTACATAAGAAGTTTGTCCTTTTGTATTTATAAATACTATACCAAATCTATAAACTTCACCTCTTTGCCAAGATACTTGACAGCTAGCTTTATAAGGAGATTTTAATGAACTAAAACTTCCATTGTTATTAGTAATATGGTAAGGTACACTTTGTAGCACATTGTTGTTATCAACTTTTGTCTTTATTAATGGGGCAGAGTTAACAGCTAATCCTATTCCTACATCAACTAATATTGGAGTAGCTGCAAAAGTATAACTTATATTAGGACCTTGACCTCCTAATGTAACACCATCTTGTTTGTATTTAAACTGATGACTATTATACCAGGTTGACGGATTTCCTCCAGGATTTAATCCAAAGATTTTACCGCTTTCATCATTATAAGAATTTATAACATCTAATAAATTGTCATTAGGGTAATTAGTAGTAAAAGTATTAGCAGTTCCATCCAATTCATATGTAATAGCATATCCTCCAGAGTCATATCTATAAGCTCTAAAGTCAGCATTTACTTTAAACATCTCATTTTTAGTATTTGCTGCATATAAAATATTATCCTTAACAGCTATTGCTTCAGCTGTTTCAAATGGTGAATACATTACATTAAACTCATCTAAATTTAATATATAAGTATCTGTAAACAAATCAGTAAAGCTTTCATATTGCTTTACATGCAAGGATACTTCTTTGTAAGGATAAACATATATTTCAGGTATATTTGGTTGACTATAATGAATTAAAGCATACTGAATTAAATCATAATCTTTATCTACTTTTGCTAAGTAATACTCAATACCTTTCCCTGAATCTATAAATTCTTTAGTATCTTGTTTGGCTTGTCCATCATTTGTAAATGTCAATGTATCTCCTGCTGGGTATCCAAATACACTATTAAACTCATCTCCTTCAATAACATCTATTAAATTACTGCAAGTACTAAAGTTAGTTAAATCACCGTATTTACTTAATAATCTATAAGCTAATTGATATTTACCTTCAGGTAAACTTCCTTTAATTAGTCTGCTTATAACTGGAGCATCTAAATTAACTCCAGAAACAATAGGCAAAGTTCTTACTGGTGTTTCAAGTAAAGCATTGTTAGGCCCTATTGTATTAAAAGATCTTAATGGATTAAAACTATCTCTCCAATAAACTCTAGCTATATTACTATTTTCAAATTTACTAATTACTTTTAATTTAGTAACAAATTTAAAATTTAAAAATCTATTGTAAATCATGTGAAAATTAACGCTTAACTGGTAGCCATTAATAGTACCTGATATATCATCAGTTGTCCCTAAGAAATTACATTTCCATATTTGACCATATCCTTCATAACTTGAGTTTGAAGTGGTTCTGCTTTTAGTAAAAAATATTAAAGTTTCTATTCCTGAACTATCTATAATAACAGATCCTCCAATAACAATCAAATTGTCTTGAGCAGGTATTGAAACTGGATACTCCCCACTTGCTTCATAATTAGAAGCTGGAATAGTTAATGGAAATTTAACTTGCAGTTTATTTCCTTTTTTATTTTGAACAACAGCAGTACTTAATCCAGAGTCTGTAAGTAAAGTAATATTGCTAGCATCTAGGTAATTACCTTCTTTATATAGAGACTTAGCTAAATCCTGATTTATACCAGCAGTGAATGTATTTATAGTTTGATTCATTATAAGTAGTAATTTCTATTTACATTTGGTCTTTGTCCTAGTCTTAATGTTTGTTGTTGTCCCATTCTTTGGAAAAACTCTGAATGCCTATTTATACTTGGAAGCAATTGTAGAGTTTGATTTTTCCAGCTTTCTAACTTATCTAATGATGGTTGAAGTCCAGCAGAGTTTGCTTTTCCTATATACCACAATGAGTTTTTTTCACTTTCTAACCAAACATCTTTTGCAAGTCTTCCAGATCTCCATAATTTTCTATCTAGTTTTTCTGCTATGTACCATTGCACTGCTAACTTGTAGCTAATATTATCTGGTATCATTGGATAGCCACAATCATCAATTGGGAAAGCTTTGTAATTTAACAATAACTTACAATCTGTATTATCAAGATTAGTTATAATAAAATTGTCGTTTATTTTATAAGTTGGATCATTTGGCATTACATTGCCTACATTTCCAATAAATATATTTTTATTAAATCCTACATTAAAACTGTTTGAAAAATTAAATACAGGATTTCCATTTTCATCTTCACTTATTGGCATTTCATAATTAACTGCACTAGTAGTATTTGTGCAACCACAATTTTCAATGCATCCACATGATCTTATCATTCCATGAAATGAACCAGTATTTTCCCTCATTGGGAACTGCATTGAATTATTAAATAATCCAGAAACCTGAACTCTTTGATGGTAATCAATTGGAAGTTTAAATCTTCCTCTTTCACCAGTAAGGCAAGTTACTTTATCAATGTATTGTCCTGGAACTCCAACAAGATCAAGGCAATCTGCTGCCCACTCTATCAAGTCATTTTCAATTAAGTCTGATTGCTCATAGTTTCCATCTCTTACTAAATTAGCTATAATTGAGAAAACTGATATGTATTTATCTGTAAACATTATTCGTAGAATTTAAGTTTTAAACCTTCACTAAAACATTTTCCTATAAACCTTTTATTAGTTCTAACAGGTATAAACTGATAGAATTTATTACAAGGAACATTGCTTGTTTTTTTATTCCAATGGCATCTAAACTCATAACCATCAGTGTGCTCATTTGTATGATAAACTAACTTTTTATTTTTTTTAGCTTCTTCATTACTGGCCCAAAGCTCTTTTGTTTTTTTGTAGTCACAAGATAATTTTGAAACTAATTTATTTTGATCATTTAATTTAAGCTTTCTTTTAAATTGCTTTATACTTATTTTTCCAAGTCTTCCTGCAAGTCTATACTCATAAGCATTTATTATAATATGCTCTCTGTATATCTTATCATTGTACTCACTTATTATTTTTGTAAACACAGTTTTATTTTGATCATAAATACTGCCTTTTTCTATTCTGCTTTTGTAAAATTTAAACAAATCATTTGTTTTATAATCAGCCTTAAATTTACCTTTGCTTCTTTTAATCTGCTCCATTACTTAAAGTCTGTTTTTCCATCATTTGATTTGTCTTCCAAAGCTTTAGATTGCAATCCAAGATATTTCTCAATAACCATTTGAGTTAAAATTGGAACCATTGAGTATTTAATAGGAAAGCTTAAATCATCTGAATAGCATTTTTCACCTGTTTCACAATCAGTAAACTCAGCTACATCTTCAGGATTTTCAAACACAGCTTGAATGTTTATTTTCTTTAACCTAGTTATATCATCTCCAATTAAATAAATATATCCATTATGAAAAAAGCATCCAATTTGTTTTGATGTAAATTTATTGAGCCCAAAGTAAGGAACTCTGGCATAAGGTATTACTGAAAATGGTTTTAAGTTAATTCCAACTGGGCCAACTCTTGTTATTAACTTACCACTATAGTTTTCAATTATAGATGGAATCTTGTCAACTGTTCTTAATAATTTAAAGCCTGTTGTTATTCCAGGGCACTCAGAAGAATCAACTAATTTAACTGTAACACATTTTAATGTTTGAATTATGTCACTGTCTGTAGAGTAATTTTTATTTGAATTTTGTCTTATCAGCAAAGACCTACCAGCTAAGATATTGAATTTTATCTGTCTTAGTGATATTGGATCTTGAGATGTACTCTTATTTCTTATAATATTTAATAAGTTAAAAGCTAACTGATTAAGAGTTGGAGTTATATTCATTATGCAAAATTAAATTAATTAATTTGATTTAGCAAATTTTATTGTAAATATAACTTGCTAAATTAGGCTTGTATTATTTCTTATCAATATACTTGTATTTTTCATACACTACTGAGGCTAGTAAAACAATAGATATAATAATAAATATTATAGATATTCTTTTGCTGTTTTTTATTTCTAATTCTGATTCCTGTGCTGACTTAAGCTTCAATGAATCATAATCAGGACAAGGAACTTTAACAATAAAAGGTATTGTGTCATGCTCTACAATAGTATCAGCAGGTATCTTATATGTACCCTTACCAGTAGTTTTATTTATATTAGCACTAAAGTCTTTAGTTTTAATGTAAATAGTGTCATGTAATATAATTGGATCTGTGATAACCCCATCTTTCTCAGCAATATAAATAGTGTCTACACTAAAAATAGTATCTGTTTTAGCTACAGTTTTAAAGTATTCAGGATAGTTAGATATTACATAGTTAGCAGCTTCTTTCTGTCCAAACTTGTTAACAGCTTTCTCAAACTTCCTAGTAGCTCTTTTAGAGCCATTACAAGCACCTAAAGCTACAAGTGTTAGTAATATATAGATTACAATTATAACTCTTTTATATGAAGGTAGTTTCATGTTCTATTTTATTAGTTATGTTAGTCATTTCTCTATCTTTCAAAAAGGACACCCATTCATTGGCCCCTGCTCCTATTGCTAATATAAGCAAAGCTAAGTAAGGATGATTCTGTTCTAATATTACAGCACCTCCTATTGAACCAAAAACAGCTTTAATTATTAATCCAAGGAGTTTAAATTTCTCGTAAGTGTTTAAGTTTTTATATCTCATTTATTCTTTTATTTGAAAGTGCATCCAATCATAATTTTTTTCAGGTCCTAATCCTATAAATCCATTTTTATAAAAAGCTTCTATCATTGGTTTATACTCAGGTCTAGCAAATCTAGCAGTATTTTTAGTTTCATGTAGAAGATTTCTTTCTGGGTCCAGATCAACGGAAATTCCCCAAGAGTGAGTTGAATAATCAGATCCTCCTCTCATAGCTCTAAAGTTAAAGCACCCTCCAAATAAATCAATTCCTAACTCTACTATTTTAGCATAACCATAAGCTTTTAAAATATCATTAAACACAGCTAAGAACTTATCAGCTACTAGTTTATGACATCTCATAGTAGTTACTTTAGTATTTTTATCCCAAGCTAATCTCATAGGATAAGGTAACTTTATAGAAACTAAGTAAGGAGAGCCATTTTGTGTTGGCTTACCATATTTATTTATTATCTGTTGAGTTGTTAGCATCTTTCTTCTTTTCAAAGTAGTTTATTATGTTTCTAGAAACTTGTGATACAAACTTAAAGGTTGCAATTGCTCCTACACAAGTTGTAAAGAATTTAGCTGTAATTCCTAGAGCAAGTCCAGCTACTGTTAACCAATCATAGTTTGGTATAACAAATAAGTTAGTAGCTTCTCCAAATCGTAAGAAACTAATTGTTCCAAGCATTACTATGAATTGCCCATAAATTCCAACGGATGTTAATCCAAAAAACTCTGCTGCTTTTTCTACAAATGCATTTAATTCTTCTTGATAATGATGGATCATAATTTATTTAAATATAATTGTTAGTGTTAAGAATATAATACTAATGATTGCAAAGATAACTCTTTTTTTATAAGTATTGAATAGTTTGTTAGTTAATTTTTTGTATTTGTCTGTGTTACCATCTGATATTACACTAATATCTTTAAACCCTTTAGGATAAACCTGAGGACTTAATTTATTTCTAGTCTTAAACATATAACCTAAATGGAATAAAGGGTTAATTGAAGATAAACTAATACCTAAGAATAACACAGCTAAAGGTTTTAAACCTAATAATGATGTTATAAGTATTAACAATAGAGGTGAAGCTACAATAATAGAACCTATCATGTGTATGTATTTACCTTCTTTTTGCATATCTTTTAAAGCATTAGGATACTTCATAATCTTTTTAAACCAACTCTCTAACCAGTAATGCCAAATATAAGCATCTAGTATTCCCTTAGTAGCTGATATTATTATGTAAAGTATCCAACTTATTATTATTATTACTAGTGCTTCCATTTTTACATTTTATAGTGTTTTTAATCTGTTTCCTGCTCATCTGAGCTATCGTTGTTCTCAGGCAACTGCTCACTCCCAATAGTAAATATATTGATAATCCCAATAATACTAAGTGCTTTAATTCCAAGCCTTTTAATGCGTTGAAAAACTTCTGCTTCCAATTTTTTAAATTCATATCTAATAAGTAAGGCTATTATTACTATTGCTAATACAACATATATTACAATTTCTAACATAATTTTTATTATTTATATCCTTTTCTCAAGAATATATAACTAGCTATGCCAAATCCTAAAGCAATAGCATAGCCTATTAAGATAGGCCATTCAAAGTCATTATTTCTACTGTACTCTATAAGAGATCCTGTAAATAATCCTGATGTAAATATTCTTAATACTGCTCCATTTGATGTTTTATTCTCTTTCATAATTTAGATATTAGTGCCTCAAAGGCTGTTTTTTAATAGTTATAATTAAATTCTAACGTACCCAAGCAAAACTAAATCCATTAGGTCTTGTGCCTATATTCCAATTAAATGCTCTTAATAAGGTTGATCCAAATGACCAAATAGTTTGACCATTATTTGAATTTACATCAATTGCATTTGTATAGTATAAAGATTGTGTTGCACCATTAGTTAAAGTTATTTTTGGATAAGATGGTGTATTGGGTGATGTAATAATTGTTCTTCCTGGGGTAAGCGTGCCAACTACTGCAGAAAGACTGTAAGTCCCAATGCCTCCTGGTGTTCCTGTAAGCTGAGAAGAAATTGTAACTCCTGTTCCTACACCTTCACCAAATACTGTATCTCCTGTTGAAATAACACCAGAAGTAACTGCACTTACTGTCATAATAGAGGTTGCAAATGTAGCTGTTATTACTGCGTTATTTGTTGATGTATAAGTAATTTTAGAAACTCCATCTGTTTGCCCACTATTAAATGCTGTTGTAATTATATACTCATTTGTCGGAGTCCATCTTGATACAACCCCAGCAGTTGTGCAGTTTAAGCTTCTTATTGTAAATCCATTTGTTCCTAAAAATTGACAAAAACCTAATAAATTTAATGTTGCTAAATTAAAACCTACTGCATTAATTGTCATTGTTCCACTACTTCTATTTAATATAGAACCAGTTGAAAATATTGTTCCTGCTGTATAGATTAGATTTCCATTATATCCATTAGTTCCTGACCAAGTTATTGTTCCTGATGGTGAGTTAATTGTTATCGGGTTAGTCCAGTTTGTAGGTGTCCCTGTAGTCTGTATATTACCTGTCCAAACCATATTAATAATTGTTGTTCCTCCAGAGCTTGCAGCTGTCATATTATTAATAAACGAACCGTTTAAATTAATTTGGCTATTATTTATTGTTAAACCTGCGGTTGACGTTACAGTTAAATTACCAGCTATATCCATATTATTGTTTAATGTAACTGCTATAGTTGAACCAGCAGCACCAAAACTTACGTTATTAAATGTCATTCCATTTGTTGTAAGCGTACTATTATATGATCTATATGTACCAGAACATATAACAGTTCCAGCAGTGTGCATTAAACTAGTAGTACCTGTTAGTACCCCGTGTATTCTTCCATCTGCTATTGTTAAAGTACCGCCACTTTTATTTATAATAACTGGCTGACCAAAAGCTACCGATGAGCCACTAGAAGACCAAGTACCTGTACCTACACCTGTAAACTCTATTGTTGCTGATCCAATAATATTATTAGTGTTATTATTATGTTGTAAACTATTACAATAAATTTTGTATGCAGCACCATTAGCACCTCCTCCATTACCAAAAAAAAGAGTTTCAGTAGCATATAAATCATTAACTAATGTTACAGCAGCACTAGTACCTAAAGTAATATTATACCATAATATGTTGTTTCCAACATTTACAGATCCTCCAGTATACGTCAAAGAATAGTTTCCTGAATTATTAATAGTTCCTGCAGCCCATGTTAATGTACCTGATGCTCTACCAATATTACCTGTTAATGTAATAGTTCCTGTTGAGTCTAAGTTTAATGTATTGTTACAAGTTCCACTCCAATTACCTCCTCTTAATCTAATTGTTGCTGTTCCACTGGTAGCTGTTGTACACACTAAACCTCCGTTGCATGTTAACGTAAATGCGCCATTGATTGTTAATGCAGTTGTTCCTACGCATGTAACTAATCCGTTAACCCCCATATTATCTGCTAATGTGTATGTCTGAGAAATTCCTGTCACACCAAAGTTAAATGCGTTTGGCCATACAAATCCATTTGTAATTATTGTTGATGTAACAGCACATATCATAGCTCCTGAACCAATTGGATTAACTTGCATACTTGCTCCAAAAGTAATATTACCAGAAACGGTAATATTAAATGTCATCTGGATCTCATGTATATAATTTGTAAAGTTAATAGTCTTGCAAACTCTATTTATACCATTTACTATGCAATTACCAGAAGCTGCCTCAAATATAACATCATCAGTAACCGAAGGAACATTAGCTACCGGGGTGTATGTAGGAGAAGGCGTTGATGACCAATCTCCTGTATTTCCCCAATTTGTACCAGTTAACCTAAAATAATGAGCCATTAGATAGTTATATCTTTAATTTGGTTTAGTTCTATACTTGGCAATAATTGTTTTATTTGTTGAGTCATTTGAATATTTTGCAATTCAGAATCAGCCCTATTTAAAATATTTACTTCAACTTCTTCTTTTGATTTAGGGTTAAAGTGTGCTATTTCAACAATTATAGTAGTTTCTCCTAAAGTGTATTCAACTTCAGTAAATAAAATTGTATCAGCCTGTCTAGTACTTAAAATTTTATAAGTCATATTTTTATATTATTATATTTGTATAAACAATTAAATTTATTTTGGTTAATGTTGAACAAGATTCAACGTAAAACATAATGCAATCACCAGCAGTTACTGTTGCCCATGCAGGAAATAGTGATAAATCGCTATTTGTTCTAACACTTGCTAATGTTGGCTTTTCTGATCCTGCTATACTATTAGCAACAGTAGGTGGGAAAGCAGCAAATGTGCTTTTCCATACATCAATAACACAATTACCTACTTGGTCTGCTGTAATTTCCCATCCTGTTATAGTGCAGTTATATGGTATAGATACCCAATCTGTTTTTCCTACTGAAACTACTCCTCCTTGTCCATCAAAAGTAACTCCAAATGAACCTTTTTCTGTAGACCATACAGGTGAACCAGATGCTAAACTTAAAACTTGACCATTTGAGCCAGCTCCTAATCTAATTGGTGAACCACTTGTTGAACCAATTATTATGTCTCCACTGTTTGTCATTGGATTTGTCATACCCCCACCACCTCCACCACTAGCAGCCCATACAGGTGAACCACTGCTTAATGTTAAAACATGTCCGTTTGTTCCTGCTGCTAATCTTGTTGGAACACCAGAAACACCACCGTATATTATGTCACCACCCGTTGTCATTGGGTTGGTAATCTTACCATTGATTTGCGTTTGAATAGCACTACCACTAACACCTTTAACCAATGCCAATTCCGTTAACGATGGATAGGTTGCAGTATCTAACGATGCTACAACTTGCCCACTTGTAAAGTAAGCTAATTGATTGCTTACTCCTACTCCTGTTATCGCATCAACTGGCACACCATCAAGATTGATTACCCACGAACTAAAACTACCAGTACCTGTCTTAGAGTTTACATCAACAACAAGTGTAGTGCCACTATAACTTGCTACAGTTCCGTGCATATGATGTGTTGAGTCATTAACTATCAATACTTCTTGCAATGGAATGTAAGCTAAATTAGCATCAACTGTGAATATTTTTCCGTTACCAGTGTTAATAGTATTAGTTGAATTAGACGATGTTGAGTATCTATCCGCTAATGAGTTTATTGTTACACCGCCAATTCCATTGTCTGTTATATCAATGTTTGTTCCCTCGATTAAATTTAAAAGTGTTTGGTCTACATTTGGCGTTCCATTTACTTCTAAATCTAAAGAACCGCCTCCTCCTGGAACTAAAGTCCAAACAGCTGATGTATTAGTATTGTCAGTACATACATAAGTTAATCCAGTATCTAAAGTTTTTAATTCTTGTCCTACATAATAACCATGTTGAGCATCTTCATTAACTGTAGGTTGCGTAGTTATTCTTCCTTGCTCTAAAAAAGTATTTGCTACAGGATCATAAGTACCATAAATACCAATTTTTTGTATTGTTGATATATCTACCTTACCTTCTCTGTAAGCAGCTTTATTAAGAAAACCTGGGCCTCTCCCAACAACTTGTACAACTCCTCCAGTAGCATCTGTTACTCTATATATAACTCCTTTTACAATTGTTGCTGCAGTTATTTCTGCTAGTAACTCTGCATTGGTTACATCAACCATTAAAGAGTTTTCTGTTAAGTAACTAGCAGGATTAGTATTTAATGGGTAATAGTTATCTTCTAAGTAAGTAATTAAATCTGTTTGATCAATTACATCTCCTCCAATAGTTCCCCAATCAACAGATCCTCCTGCACCTCCAATAGCAGTTATTGTAAAATTAGGATAGGTTCCTGTTACTACTATATTATTTCCAGCTTCAATGGTTACTTCTAAATCTGGAAGTGGATTAGTTATTGTATATATATTTCCATTCCTTGATACTTCAATAGAATCTCCGGCTTCAATAGTTATTGAATCATTTATTGAAATTGAAAATTCATTCTCACTTACTTCTACACATTCTACTTCTGTTATTGTAGGCTTGTTTTTTATATTCAAACATTGTTGTTTCATCCAAAATAACAATGTATCTAAATTTTCATTAGAAATACAATTTAATTCTTCTTCTGTATATTCTTCACAATTTTCTTCTATTAAAACTAATTTACCCCAAGTAATAGTTGGATGAAAATCACTTCCCTCCCAAACAATATCATAAGTATCTGGAATATCACCATAAGTAGCATATAAAGGTTCACCTGTATAATTAGGCGGATTAATTGTAGCTGTTATTATATTACTTAATGTGTAGAATAAAGATGGATTAGTTGTATATAATACTTGTGTAGCATAATCATAATCACCAGCTTCCCAACCTACTAAAGGTAAATATAAGTCAGGCTGAAAAAATGGTACATCAGTTATACTTCCAAATCCTAAAGTAATAAAGTAATTTACAATATCTTCAATTGTATAAGCATTTGAAATTAAAACTTCATTTTTATAAAACGAATAAACTGTAGGAGCTGAAGCTCCTTCTGGTAAATCTATTTGTGGTCCAAAAGTTCCTATTAAAGGTTGATTAATTATACAAGTATCAACTTTATAACATTCAAGTATTTCTAAATAACTTTTAAATTGCAATAATTTATCTAGTTTTTGTCCACAATCAAAAGCACCAATAGCAAGACTATTAATATAATCTGTTGCTAATGAAGCAAAACAGCAACTGTATTTTGAATAAAAATTATTTATCTCTTGTTGTGTGTATATCATTCTATAAATCTATATAAGATGTGTTAATAAATGCTGACAGTGTATAATTTCTGCTAGCTGTTAATCCTGTAATTGTATCAGCTGAGTATAAGCTTATAAATGTATTATAAACCATTAATGTACCTTTACCTACCCATATTTTATTATTACTAAAAAATACATCATTATTATCACCAGTAGTATCTTCTACATATAAATCACAAGGTAAAACTTGTATTAAATTAGTTCCTAAATCTGATATAGGATTAGGCAATTCATAATACCACAATACTTTAGTATCCATAACTACAGCTTGTGTAGGAGATACAATTGTATTAGAGTATAAACTATCATCTAATTTAATACTAGTAGTAGCACTAGGTACAGCAAATTGTTTTCTTAAATGGCCCATAATTTGTACAGTACCATCTAGATTCCTTCTATATTTTAACCTTCTATTAGAAGGTGTTGCATTAGAATAGTTAGTAGCAGTACCTTTGTAAGCTTTCCATTGACCTAAGTAATTAGCGCCCTCAGTACCAGCAGTATTTGTGTAACTACCTGTAGTTGAACCAGAGTTAATAATATCTCCATCATCATAAGGTATATTTTGCCAAGTACCAGAAATTGATGCAGCTACCCAGTCATCACTAACTGTATTAATATATACATTTAAATCCCAACTAGTACCATTGTAAACAGCTTCTATTGTAGATTCTCTACTTAATTGTAAATCAGTTAAATTAGTACCTAGTATATTAAAGTTATAAGCTGCTTTGTTTACAAGGCCTTTATAGTAAAATAAGAATGTTAATCCTGTATTTAATTCTGCGCTAGTAGCTATTGTGTAATTTGCTGTAAGTGCACCAGTACCTGTTATTTCAAAAGATCTACCTTCAAAGTCACCTATTGTTTTTGTCGCCCCTTCAAAATTTATTACTATTTCTATCATTTTAATCTGTTGTTATTGTTATTTGACCTTGAAAATTATAAATACTTGAGCCTGTACATGAAATTTGTTGTACAGTATTTCCACTAAAACCACTTTGTAATTTTGTACTACCAATCAATAAATAACTACTTGAAGTTATTGAATCTGTTGTAATTATAAAACTATTATTACCATCAGCTACAGGACTATATCCAAGATTACTAGAAAATGCTATTGAATTGATTTCTTTATACGTACCTAATGTATTAGCATTAGATGTTTTAGCATTTGGAATTTTCATTTCTAACCAAACACCTGAACCTGGAGTATCTGATTCTATTGCTATATTAAAATTTATAGTCATTTTATTACCTATTTGTGAATAAGAAATAAAACTACCATCAGTAGAATTAGTGTCTAGTATAAAAGTTCCAGAACCAGAGCATTTTAAATCCCATTCAATACCTGTACCTATTGTAGGAGTTATTACTGTAGTTACTGGAGACATAGCTAATGCTACAGCAGCATCAATAGCAGTAGTTAACTCTGCATTCTCAGTAATCATTTCTATTGGAAATATAAAACTGTATTCTGGATTACAAGGAGCTCCTTCTCCAATTGGTAAAACTGTAACATCGTAAGGTCTTACTTCTCCTTCTCCTGAAACTTGAGCAGTAATAGTAATATTAGGATTACAACCATTAGTTCCAGGTGCTCCGTCATTACCTTGCTCTCCAGTTGGACCAGTAGTTCCAGCAGCGCCATCATCTCCTGTTATATCTGTAGCTTCATCACAAGCATCTGTAAATCCATTTACGCCTAAGTAAATTGGATTATCAATAAGATATTGGTCAGTCATAATGTTACCATTAAATGATGGCTTATCTCCTGAGCCTGGAATCCAACTAATTAATCTTATAACAGATTTACCAGTACAATCTGTGCTGACACCTAATTCTGGTGACCAGCCATTGTATCCATCTGTTACTGTATTTATTTCTATATCATTGCAATTTGTGCACATTTATTTTATTTTTTTTTGTTAAGCACCAATTCTTTGTGAAAAGGTATGTTCTATAATAATTCCTAATGAATAAGTTGATGCAAAAGTCAAACCTGATATTCTTTCAAAGCCACTTACTTGAATAGCTGAATTATATAGATTAACTAAACCTTCGTATATACCTATAAATTTTAAAGAATTAATAACTACATTTTTACCATTACCTTCGTATAAAACTAAAGTACATTTAAATTGCTGTACAGTTGTTCCAAAGGCTGCAATAGGAGTAATTACATTAGAAGTATTTTTAAATTGAAAATTTAGCAAACAATTCCTTATAAAAAAGTGATCCACTGGCTCAGGTACATCACCAGAAATGCCGCCTGTTGAATTACTTACCATATTTAATGTTGTTGTACCTGAAAAAGTAGCTATCAGATTTCCTGCTATGGTAATAGTCTTATCATCATTTATCTTATACTTTAATCTTCTGAAAGAAGCATTGGAGGAATATCCTGTATATACTGCACCATCTCCTTTATAAGGCTGAAAAGCAGCAAGCGGAATAACTGAACCTATTGCATTACAACGAGTTGATGTGTAAAATGGATTTGAATCAGCATTTATAATATCACCACCTGTATAAGCTATATTAATCCAATCTCCTGTTGGATCATAAGTAGCAGTATTATTTCCCGTTCCACTATATGTAATAGTGTTTGGTCCAAATTTAACTATTGATGGAGTTCCTGTTGGAGTTCCATTTATTTCTTCTACTGTAATGCTAGCATCGCTACCAGGAGTACCAGGAGTACCATCAGCAGGTTTTAAATTAGTTGCACTACAAATGTTGGTTACAAAGCCAGAATTTCCTAAATAAATAGGAGTCGTCAATAAAAAGGCATCTGTCATTATATCGCCTAAATACTCAGGCCTTGTGCCAGTACCACCTGTCCAACTAATTAATCTATGCACTGTAACATCATCTCCACTACAAGTACTTTTTACTAATGCTAAAATAGGTGACCAACCATTATAGCCATCTGGACCAGTATTTATATCTACATCATTACAATCTGTACAAGCCATTATTATAATTATTATTATTGTTATTTAAATTAGCAACCACAATCATTGTTTGCTATAAAGTCAGTTAAAGAATCAACTAGTGTCATTGTTTGTGTATAGTTTCCACATTTAGCTGCAGCTTCAGCAGCCATTAAAAGCATTTCAAGTTCTTTTATTTTATTGAACAATGTAATCTTTTCAACTGCATTACAATTGTTTATTAATTGTAATTTTAAGTCATCTATCTCACATTGTATTTTACAAGCAATTAAAGTCTTTAGATTTTTAGTGTAAGTTCCTTGAGGAGTTACAACTACATAATTAAATTCCCATATTCCTGTATTTAACTTATCTGATTGATCATAACCTAATTGAGTATTTAGTATGTTTATACCTGACTCAGTGCTATTTGGAAATACTGAAGTATCAAATAAATCTATTACTGTTTCAGTTCCATCTGGATCTGTTACTGTTAATACAGCAGATGTTGCAGATCCAACAGTAGGATTAGGTGCTCCATATCCTGTTGTATTTGTTAAGGCATTGTAAGCTCCTGTTAATTCTGTAAATAAAAAGTATTTACAATTCTTAGCACAAGCATCTATTTTTAATTTTAAAGCCATATTAATTTAAATTTAAAAGTGAAAAACATTCTGTATTGCCATCAAATTTAATTTTAGGAATATACTGGTGTTTTATTAATTTATTATGAATATATTTTTCTAATCTACTTATTCTTTCTGAAGCTTTTATATTATTACCCCTGTTATCTTCTATTATTTTTATTAATTCATAATTATAATTAGATTGATTTAAAATAAAAAAAGCTATGACGCTATTGTGTTTTAGCATCATAGCCCTTTAATTTTTAATTAATTACTTATCTTTGATTAAGTCCAAGCGTTAAAAGTAGTTCCTGACAATGTTTGCAACAAAGTAAACAAACCATTTGTATCAGTAAACTGTGTGTTATTGCTCTTTACACCTGCAATTAACAATTCTTTGTTAAATACATTCTTGTTAACAAATCCATTGTTGTCAGTATAAGTAAATGATAATGAGAAAGTGTTAAATCCTGCTTTTGAAGGATCATAAAGAAGTGCATTGCTGATATAAACAGTTGGAGGGTTGTAAGATGTATATCTGTTTCCTTGATTAATTTGACTAAATCTTTCAAGTTCAGCAATTTGATTATAAGTTCCAGTTCCTTCTAAAGCAGGTGTTACATAAGTCTTACCAGTTAAACCAAAAGTACTAGATAGATCAAAAGTAAATCTTACTTTTTCAAAACCACGCATTACTTGAGGAATATAAGTCTTAGCAATACCAGTAAACTTTAAACCTTTTTTACTTGCTTCAAAGTTAGCTGCAGTAATATACTCTGTAGATCCAATTGCAATTGAAACTGTTTCACCTTGGAATGGTTGATCTAAAGTCAATGTCATTGCTGTTGAAGCTGTTCCTGAAGTTACTGCTGTTAAATTATAAACTGCATCTGTAACTGCTGTTCCAGGTCTTACATAATCACCGGCAACAATAGTTGCATTTACTTCAGTTGTTCCTACTACTGGAACCCCTGAACTGTTTGTTCCAGCTACAATACTAGACCCTTTAATAAAGGTGTAATGAGTTGCAACAGCTCCTGCTGTAATTGTATTAGGTGTTCCTGTATTGTTAGAAACTCTTTCTACTTTGTAAGGCTTTTCAATCATTTTACTGATTACATTAGTTGCACTGATACAAAGCTGATTTGCAATGTTAGATTTAGTTTCACCTAAAGCAGCAGTTGTTGCAACATAAAGAAATTTCTTTCTAATCTGTCTGTTACCACTTGTGTTGAAATCTACAAACACAACATCACCATCAAATCCTGTTTCTAGTGTTGGAACTGCTGGTAAATCATCTGTACCTGATACAGTGTTACCTCCAGCATATCCTACATAAGAAACTTGTTCTACTGAAGGTACATTGTTTTTAAAGTTTACAACTGTTTGATTGCTTGAAAAGTCAATCAAATCTGAACTGATTAAAGGAAGTCCTGCTCCTTGACCTTGAACAATTTTGTATTTTCCTGTTTTTGCTGTAATATCAGCTGCTACTATTCTTTTGCCAGCTGCATCAGCTAAACAAATTGCACCTGATACCATGTTGTCTGGAGTTAATTGTGTTCCAGCTGCAGGCAAACTGCCTACTACTAAATTGTCACCTAATAATAGGATTTTGATGTTGTTTTGACTTGCGATCATTTTATTTTTAAATATTTAGTTAATAATTGGGTTTACTCGTTAATTGTTTGTACTTCTGCTTGTAATCTTGGATTGTCTGTATCTTTAAGCAATTCATTTATTGTTTCTTGAAGTAATTCTGAATGAACTATATCAGATAATTCTGAAACTTGTAATGTTAAATTGTTTGTTAAATCTATTGCCTGAGGTTTTTTTATATATCTCAATTTATAATTTATAACTCCAAATGTTCCATCAGTTATTAATTCATGCTTAAATTCATCTACTCTCAATCTAAATACTCCGGCATCTGAACTTGCTTCAGGTTTGTTGAATGGATCAATTGATAATTTATTCAACTCTACATGACTGGTTTCAATTATTGCAACCTTCATATATTTACCTTTGCATTTCTTTGTTATTGTTGCACTTTCAAATACTGGCAACCAATAAACATTAGTTGGGTACACATTTGGAAGACTAACAAAAACTCCGTTATCTACATTGAAGTAATTATTATATGCTGCAGGAGTAAGAACTACAGTAGATACTAATTCTCCTAGATCTGCTACTCTTTTTTCTGTTTCCTCAAATCCTTCCATTGAGGGTTGATTTTTTGGGTTGTACTTTTTGAGAACTAATTTCTCTTGTACATCAGTTGCTATTGCAGCAATTTCTTCTGGTTCATAACCAGGCAAAGCAAGACCTGCTACTTTATCAAACTTTAAATAGATTTTATTTAGAAAGTCTTGCCTTGTCATTTATTGGTTATTTTGTTTTATTAATCTGTGCTTGTACAATTAATCTGTCTTCTTGGTTTTCAGGCTTCTCAAAGTAAGCAACTACTTCTTTCATTGTTCCTAAAAGCTTTCCTGTAGATGACATTTCATAACTATCCTTACCTGTCTTAACAATTGCTTTTACATTTAAAGCATTATTGATTAAGATTTTTAAATCAAACATTGGGTCACTCATTACTTTCATAAAGTCCTTTGGTGTTTTTTCAGCTATTTTGTAGCACTCTGTAAACAACCAATCTGCACTTGCATTAGCCGGAATTCCTTGAACTCCTGATACTAATAGTATGTTTCTTAATTTATCAACTGAGCCATTATACTTAGATAACTCTAAAATGGCCTTCATCTTTAAATCTACTTTTTGAGCTTCTTGAACAACTTCCGCTTCTTGATCTATTATCTCAAATCTTTGATCAGGCATTTCTGGACCATCTGGAACCTTAAATACATTTGTATATTTTTTAAGTATTAAGTAGTCCAACAATTCAATTGGGTTCTTACAGTTAATAGTCTTTTGATTTTTACTTACAGAAACCATATGTTTTGTAAAATAATTATCAGGTTGAAATATACTAAATTCTTCAGGTTTGATTCTAATTTCTTCTGCAAGAGCTTTTCTCTCATCTTGAGATAGTTCCTCTAACACATCTTCTAATAGTCCAGATTTACTTTGTTTAGCAAAAAAGTTTATATGAGTTCCATCAAAAGAATGTTCTTCTTTCTTGCTTCCCACGCTGCCATGCCTTAACCAAGCATCTCTACCTAGTATAGGCTTGACAACCATCTTTTTTGTTCTTAGTGTTTTGTAATCCATTTTTATATTATTATTATTATCTTACAAAGATATATATAATTTATTTATTATGCAAGAATACTAGGAATGATTTGTAAACATTTAGTTGGGTTCTTAATCATTGTACCAAAGATACTCATTCTATGATACTCATAAGAATCTCTAGATGTTACCATCATTTTAGGTTTCTTAGCACCAATAGAATATGGATCTCTCATACCTGGGATGTAACCCATAATATCTGACCAACCTTCTGGAGCAGTTAAGCAAATGTTAGCTTCACCATTAGTTGTACCAATATCTAAAATGTCAAACCTGTGTGATTCAGCAGGTCCACGATTTCCTGGCATCATGATCTTGTTTCTTACTAAGTCATCATAACTAGCATCATGTTCAACAGTAACTTCAATACCATTAGGACCAATTAAGTTCATAAACTGACCTTTGAAAGTCATCTTACTATTAGCTCCCATTGAGATACGAGTTGAATCTACAATTCTATTGATGTTTTGTACATTGGTTTCAACAACCCTTGTCCAGCCATATGCATAATCTTCAAGTGCTCTTGAGAATTCTAACATACCCCATTCACCAGTTTTGAATACAAACTTACGTTGATCTTCTTTTAACTTGTTAACAGAAAGACCTAACAATAAATCAGTTAACCATTTGATTGAGAACTTATTGTAATAAGCAATGTTTGATGGATTCATTTGAGCTCTTAAACCAGCACCTGTTTCAATAAAGTTACCAGACTTACCTTTGTTTAAATGAGTTCCTTGAGCAGTTTTTGAAGGTTGACCAAACATCAACAATCTGTTTCTTTCTAAACGGAAATTCTTTTCAAAGATATAATCTTGATATTGAGTCCAAGTAGAAGCAGTTGTTCCATCAGGACAAGTAAATGTAAATTGAATTGGTCTGTCAATCATATTACCTACAGCATGTAATTCCTTACGCATATAAGTAAATGAATTTTCCATTTCAAAAGGAGAGATATAACTATCTTGACTACCTCTTGAAGATTCAGTTCTTTCTACAGTTGATCCTTCCTTACTGAATCTTTTACCAGCTTGTAATTCTTCATAAGGAAACCATGAGCTTGCATCATTAGTTTGAAATTCTACTTCGTAAACATAGTTAACACCACCTTCAACGATAGGCTCTTCAACAATACGAACCATGTATTTTTCATTTAGTTCACCTACGATAGTTTCAGTATCAAAGAAATACTTCTCAGGGAATACTAAATAAAATCTAGATGCTCCTAAACCTGCACGGTCAGTTGCTGCAATTGCACCACCATTCTTAGTCAAACGAGCTTCCAATAATGGAATGTTTTTTTCAGATGGGCCCATTAATTTCCAACGATAAACATCATCTGTTTTAAAGTATTTAATAGGGAATTCTGACAATCTTGTATGTAAGTCCATACTAGTGTCAAATTTGTAAATTTGCTCAACAAGATTTGAAGCATATTGAGGCTTGTTTTCTAACAGATAACCATTGTTGGCTTCTGTAATTAAACCACCATAAGTGGTTGGTTCTGAAATTTGTAAGTTTGAAATTCTTAACATTTTTTATTTATTTGTTTTTATTGTTTATATTAATCCTTTACTCCAAGGCTTTTTCCTAATTGATCAGCAAAATTTGATTTCTCTATATTTTTAAACTGACCTGATTTTCTTAATTCTAGTTCTCTTTGTGCTGTTTCTTCAAGCTTCTTAATTGTATTTGTTTTAGTAGGTTTTACTATAAAATCAAAATTAGGCTTTTCATCAAACACTCCTTTCATAACTAAAAGATTTAACATCTTCTCAAACTGAACAGGATTTTTTTCTCTAATAGCTTGTACTTTACTTATTCCATTTCCATAACTGTCAAACTCAACAGGTTTTGTCATTTGTGTAAACAAGTCAGCTTTGTCTTTGTCTGAAAGTTTTACATTTGGAATTAAGTCTTTTGTTTCATACACATCTTTTTTAAGATTTATTAAACTCTGCTTAAGATCCTCTTGTTCTCTTTTTGCTCTATTTCTAGCTTCTTCAACTACTCTTCTTTCGTCTTCTGCATTTATCTGTTTTAGTTCATCCAGACCTTCTTTAGCTCTGTCAACTAATTCTTCTAAATCTATTGCTTTCTGACACTCTTTTTTAATTTTAGATTCATTCCAATTGGTAGTAGCTTTTAAATGAGCAATAAAAATGTCTCTTGCTATATCTTCATTTTCCTCAATGTCTAATTCAGATACTGCATTTAACTTTACCTCATTTGCCTTTATAGCTTTCATTGTAGTCCAATCAACTCCAGATTCAGCTCCTTCAATTATTTGTTTAAATTCTTTTGGTAAAGAATTTTTGTAATCTTCAATTCCTTCTAATATCTCAAATCTAATTCCTTCAATTAAATCTTCCGGCTTTTCAATTTTTTTATCAAAATTTGCAAACAAGCCTGCTTCTTCTTTTATAAGATCTACTATTCCTGAATATATATTAGAACTAGTACTATCTTCTTCTTCCTCTTTTTTTGTTTCTTCTACTTGAGTAGGTTCTTCTGTAATTTTTTCACTTTCAATTTCTTCAGGGCTTTTTCCCTTATTCTCTTCATCAGCAATGTTTTTTGATGAACTGTCTTCTTCAACTTCAATTCCTAAGTTTTTAAAAAAATCCTCTTCTTCTGTCGGCATAATTAAAATTATTATACAAATGTCTTAATGTTATTTTACATCTGCAAGGGTTTGTAAATTTATTTATTCTTGTCTATAGCTAATTCTTTGATTTTACTTCTAAATGATTTTAACAAATATTCAAACAAATATGCAAAAGCTTCATGATTGTTTGAGTTTATTTTAACACCGACATTGTCAAGTACTGACCAGGTTAAATGAATTACCTCATGTTCTAATGTTGTATTTTCTAACTCATGTTTAGATAATGCTATGTAAAATCTTTTCTTTAGTATTCCTCTGTACTTATAATTTGTTTCCCAAAAGAAACCTCTGCAGTCTATTGGTTCTATCTTATCTTCATTTACATGAGAGTCATTTATTAAATTGCAACAACTAATTGATGTTTCTCCTAAAACTAAATGAACTTCTTGTTCATATATTGGTAAATCTATTTGTCTTATCATTATTTCTTAATTTTTGAAGCTTTAGCTTTTGCTGCTAGCAATTTTAATTTTTCTATTTTTTCTTTAGCAATTAATTCTTTTTCTTTAATTTTTACATTTTCTTTATTTATAAGTTCTTGAGACTTATTCTGAACTTCAATTGCTTTGATCTTTTTGTCTTCAATATCTTTCTTTAGTTGAAGTTCTTTTTCTTTAAGCATTCTGTCTTGATCTCTTTGTCTTTGTATCTCAGATAGTTTAGACTGTTCATTCAAATGCTTTAGATTAATCTCCTGTTGCTTTAATGCTTGATTAGCTGCATTACTTATATCTACAGGATTTGGACCCTCATCAAATGCATATGCTTTTATTTCTTCAAGTTGTATATCAAGCTCTCTGTCAAGTTGTTTATTTAAATCATCTCTATCTAACTTGTCATACTCTAACTGCAATAATGAATTTTGATAATCCATTCTAGCTTTAGCTTCTTCAGATCTGGCCTTTTGCTCTGCTTCTATATTTGCCTGGGCTTGTTTGTTCTGATCATCTATTGTTTGCTTTAATTTATGCTTAATAGCAGACATTGAAGAATTGCTTGTTATAGCTAACAATTGATTAGCATCAACTTTTCCAGTTTGAATTGCCATCTCCATAGCTCTCTTTAATATGTTTAATGTATCTGCATCATTTGTAGCATCAGACATCATTAACCCATATTCAGCTTCATTTATTGACTCTCCATCAATAGAGAATATCTTTGAAGTCATGTCGCTTAATATATATTGAAATGTTTTATTTCCATTTCTTAAACAGAATTTACAAGTCTCAAGCAATGCTGACATTACTCTTAGCTTTACATTGTCATGAATTCTAAAGTATTGTTCAGTCATTTCAGATGAAGCTTCTTGTGCCTGTTGTGTTACTCCAAGTCCTGCAGAAGAAGCTATGTTTCCTTTTCTAGCATCATTAATACCTGTGACTTTTTCAATCTGTCCTTCAAGGTATTGCATATAGTTTATATGCTGCTGAATGTAATTGCCCATTTCTAAATTCATAGAATCAGATCTTGTTGCATTTGATCCTGCTAGTTTACCCATAGAGGCTCCTTTCTTTCCTTCTTTAAAAGAATCAATTACAGCCCAACCCATCATTTCTGCAAAATACATCCATGAGTCCATTTCCATTCCATCTGGAATCCAAGCCTTATCAACAAAACCAATTTTACCTTTAGATTTCATAAAAGCTAATTCAGTTCTGTAAGCCATGGTTATGATAGAGTATTGGTATGGCTTTATAATATCCATTAAGCTTAAAGCTTTAGATGAATTTGTATTATATATTGATCCAATGTATCCTGATTGGCAATGAGATATATTGTTTAATCTTCTAAATTGAGTTGATCTTGGTTGAACTTTAACATAGTATTTATTAGCTATCTTTGTTCCTTCCCAAAACTCACCTATGTTAATTTTTTCAGTCCACTCTCCTAAAGCTTTGTTTGGTTTATATGAAGCAGCTATTGGTTCTTCAACCTCATTGCCTTCTTCATCTAAATAATGCAATATTGATATTTGTCTAATTGATCTCCAAACACATCTTACAACTCTAATGTTATTAAAGTCAGTTGACATATTTGTTTTTATAGCTCCAAATTCCATTCCTGAATCAGGATCTGCCCAGGTTATTCCTTCTGAATAATTTACAAATGGTCCATTGTTACTTCTAACACCACCATTAAAATTCATTTTTTCAAGCTCTGCTATTTCATCAGGCTTTAAAAATCTATAATATCTATCAACAACTTCTCCCAGTGGTACATATTGTTCTTCTACTACAATGTCTGAATCTTCAACATAATGAGAATGTGGATTAGTTAAATAGTATGTCATCAATGGATTACATCTTCTTACTACCGGCTCATTGTTTACTTCATCAATACAATATATTTCTTCTCCTGCAATTAATGCATCTTCATATCCATTATTAAACAAAGTCTTTAAATCAAGTTGTCTTTCATAATACTCTAACATACTAGTACAACCCTCTTCTCTTTCTTGTCTCCAAGACTTAGCTCTTGCTAATGCATCTTGCAATTGAGCTTCTATTTGCTTTGCAACTTCAGGATCTGCTCTTTGTTCTTCAGTTAATTGAAGCTGCTCTTGAAATATTGATGTTACTACATCTGATACTATTTGCTTTTTTTCTGCAAGTTTCTCACTAGCTGCATCTTCATTTACAATAGATAAGTGCCAGTCAAATCTTCTTTTATATTCTTCTCCTAATAATTTTTTAAAATAAGGATTTGATATTGGAAGATTTCTTGGACTAATAGGAAATGTCTGACCTTGCAATCCGTAAGGATTTGACATTTTCTCAAGATCAGCCTTGCTAAGTATTCCGTTGTAAAGATTATAATTTATTTGCTTGTTTAATCTTGACTCTCTTATTGTATCATTGAATAGCAAGACAAGTCCTTCGCAAGCATCAACTGAGTCTTTGCCCCACGTCTCATCTTTTTCACTATCCGGTATAGCCTGTTTAGGTAAATTTTTAAAACTAGTAAAGTTCATGTTGTATAAAAATATAACAAATATAAATAAAATTATTATCTTATAAATGCATCTGGAAGAATTAAACCTCCCTGTGTATAGCTAAAGTTTGGTTTGTTTTTTAAATGCCTTGTAAAAAATGGATCTAATGTTTCTTTTTTGTAGCTTTCTTCTATTGGGTATTTAAGTCTGTCATTCATTATTAATAACAATGCACCTAACGCAGAAACTCTATCAAAGTTACCATCTAAATTCCAAAGTATCATTTCTTGAATTGCCGGCAAAGATCTAAACTTATGCACAAACAACTCTTCAGGTAGATCTGGATTGTTAGTTGATGACTTTAAGTATTCTGCAATCATTCCTCTGGCTGTTTGATTTATTTTTTCATTAGGAGTAAAACCTCTTCTTCTTGTTGATTTAGAGTTTATCTTTAAAGATTCATTTACTTCTTTTATCAAAGATAGTTCATCACAAATCATATACCCACAATTCTTACTGTCAAAATAGTTAAATATACCTATGTTACTATTTTCAATATTAGCAACAGCTTCATAATACATTAAACCCTGTCTGCAAGTTTCATAAAACTCTTTTGATGTTTGTGGTCTACCTGTGTACTCAGCTACTATTCTTTTTGTATATAAGTCACCAATAAACATTGATCCTAAAGATGTAGTTGTTGATTCATCAAAGTCATAACTATCTATTCCTGCAACATACCTTGTTCCAAAATTACCATATGTTCCTTGTGGATGTTCAAATATTGTAAAGCATCCTGGCATGTTTTTATTGTCAGAATGTGGAAACTTTAAAATAGGAACAGCTTCAAAGTCATTCTTAGCTTCAAACTTTTGTGTTTCTTTATTTAACTGAAACTTTATATAATAATCTGCATCTTTATATAAATGTGGTTTAGTAAAAACTTCAGCTTCTTGCTCCTTTAACAAACCAACAGGAAATTGTGTTCCACTAATTCTCATTAGCATTTCACCTGGAGTTAATGGATCTTCAGCCTTTGTTCTTGCTAAGGTATTTGGATCTGCTGCTTTTGCTGCAATAGCCCTGGCTTCATTTATATATTTTGTAGCTAATTCAATATTGCTTTCACCTGTCTTTTCGTCATACGCTCCATCAAAGTTTATTGATGATGGCCAGAAGTATCCTATCTCAGAACTTTCTCTTCCAGGCTCCCACTTGTTAGTTATTGGAAATATTGAGTAAGCTCTAGGGTTTCTAAATAATTCTTCAAATCCAGAACTAGCTGCTCCTGTTGTTCCACCTGTTCCTTGATACAATATTAAACCAAATGTTTTCTTGCCTTGCTGCATTGAAGGCTTTAGAATAGTTGGAATGGTAGTTAAGTTTCTAAAATTACCGGCCTCCTCTATTATAATAAGTTTACCCCTTTTACCACGGACTTTCTGAACATCATCTCCAACAGTAATTCCCATTATCTCAGACTTCCAACCTTTTTCTATCTTAAGGCCATCTCCATCAATTTCCTGATAAGAACTTCTTCTATGTAAATCTGTATTCTTGTATTGTCTTCTTTTACCCCAAGGAGTGTATGTATCTCTAAAATCCATAGAGTCCCAAGCTTTAGTTATAATACCATCACCTGTTAAGAACTCTAATGAATAAGCAAATGCATAAGATTTAGACTTTTCAAAGTGATAATAATTCCTGCACATCATTGATGCAGCTTTAAAACTTTTACCTCTACCCCTGGATCCTGCTAACATTGCATGCTCTCCAGACTTTTCTGCATTATCTAAATAATGAAACCAATCATAATCTCCATCCCAAAATGTTGGAAACCCTTCAATCCTTTCTGCTTTTATCTGTCCTATATCAACAATATCTTTATTTAGAAGTATTATTCCACTTTCAGTTTTTTCTTCTTTTATTTCTTCTACTTTTAAGATAGGATTAAAATTAAGATAGTCATAAAAATAACCAGGAATAAAATCTCTTCCAGTATGATAACCAAACTTACATCTTTTTCTTTCTTCTTCCCAAAATGAAACCCAAGATTTACTACCAGGTAACAATTTAGTATAAGTTCCAAACTCTTCAAAATGTTGTCTAGCTGAGGTCCACTCAGAAATATCTGCTATGTTCATTATTTATCTTCAAAAAAACCACCGGTTCCACCACCTCGTTGTTTAGATTCTTTAAGTCCTTGTTCTTTATTAGATCTTTCAACAAGTTTATCAAGAGCTTCAATAATAGAACCACAATCCTTTAATGCCTGAGTAACCTCTTTTACTTTGTAAACAAGATTATCCTTTTTGTCTTTCTCAGTGTAGTCTATGTTATCAAAGTAATTCATTGTCTTTTCAGCTGCCCCTCTTGCTGACTTTAAAAACCTTGTTGCAAAAGTATCTTGCAAGTCTTGGTACTTATCTATTGCTTCATAAACTAATTTATCAGCTGAGTATTTTCCAGCAAATAAATCTTTAACAACAGCTTCTTCTTTCATATCACTAGGATAATTATTGTAGATACTTTTATAATCAGACATAAAGTAAACATATGCTAATTCTTTTGTAGCTACAGACTTATCCTTTGTTTTATCTCTATTCCATAAATTACTAAAAGCAGGTATTAACAATGCTTCAGTTGAAATGTATGGATAATGATTTTGTATTGTAAATAATTGCATATTAATATGATCTTTGTTTTTTAACCATCATTGTATTTAATTCAGCTTCTACAAATGTCTTTGGTTGTCTATTAATTATAATCTTAGGTTCTGTAAATAAAATCAAAGCCTCATCAAGATCAACATGCCTATCTTTCACAAGTCTGTCTATTATCTTCTTTTTAAGATTGTAGCTTACTTCATCATCTAATAGTGTTTCTTTTTGAGGCTTTGCTTCCATTACTTTGTTTCAATTAAATCAATATGCTGCTCTTTGTATAACAAGTAAAACTTGCCATCTAACTTAAGTGGAATTGGTGTCATTTGCATATTAAAATAAACCTTATCTCCTACAACAACTTGTCTGCACTCAGGTCCAACTGAAACTACAATATCTCCTGTGTATTCAGTTCCTAACAATTCCTTTGCATCTACTGTGTCTGGTAAGTATATACCACTTTCTGTTTCTTTTTTTGGAGGATTAAACTCTATTATTACTCCATTGCCATAAGGCACATAATTAAATTTTACTTTTGTTTCCATTTTATTTATTTTTAAACCAATTTTTAATTTTATTGTAAATTTCTTTCATTTTTTCTTCATTATCAAATATAATATCTATTTCATTTATTGCTATTTTATAAACGTAAATATCTTTATCATCTTCTCCGGCCTTATCATAAAGTAATGTTGCACAGCTTAAATCATATATAAAATCTTTTTGCAAGATTCCATCTTCTTTATTCATTGTTTTAAAATCAATTTTATCTTGACCTTGAATAGAATTAAGAATAGGATCAATGAATTTATCTTCCTTTCTGTATCCCTTCAGTATAATATTTATACTGTATTCTAAAAAGTTATTATCTAATATTATCTCTGTCTTTGTTGAATTCTTTGAAAGAACATATCCTTCAGGAATATAGCAATCTATAATTAATTTTTCCATTTGTCTTTCGGGCATTTACTTTCTAAATCATTAGCTTTTACATTTAATATGCATCCACAACTTTTACACTTAGATATTTTTGTTATTAATCCTTGTGTGCTATTGTATTCACAATTCTTGCATATATCAAGTCTTTCTTTTTTAATTTCTTTATTCATTGGTTTTGTTATGTAGTTCCAATAAGCTTTTATTATTTTTATTAATTTCATACATTTTTATTTTTCTATAACTAGGTGCAAACTTTCCAAATTTAGGAAGCAGTATGACTTTATAGTTTTTTGTTTCTTTAAATTCTTTTAGAGCTTCAATAACAAAAGAGCCTTGGCTGTCTACCATATTGAGTATTACCTCTTCAGGTAGCTTATATTTATCAGACAATTCTTTTATTACAAGTTCTTTAGTCTTGTCCATCTCTAATCAGTGTAAATGATATGTTTATTCTATTGTCTTCTACAATTGGATGTAGAACTTCTGGTAATATAAGCTTATCGTATTTCAAAAAGTTCTTGGCCCTCAGTGTCTTCATTGTATTATTAAAAACAGCTTCACTTATTTTAAGTGTTTCTCTTATCACTCTCTTTGTCTTTTTATCAAATAAGATCTTGTCAAGTTTCTCTTTATCTAATTGTTTATACCGGTCCTTTATAGCAAGCAATTTAGCTAACAACCTTATCTCTAAGTCAGTTAATTTATTGTTCTTAAATATTGGATTGATGTAGTTTAAATAAGCTTCAAAAAGATTATCCTCTTTCTTTAATGTTATGTTTAAAATCATTCTTTATTTCTATTAAGTATAATAGACACTTTTTCTCTTTGAGCATCTGTTAATGAAGTAAAGTCTAGCATCACCACCACAGATTTTCCTTCTTTATCTTCAATAAGTTTTGGTGTATAACCTATGACCTCTATAATTTCCAATTGTTCTTCAGTTAATTTAATCATATCCTTAAGTATTGTAACTACAAAGGTATAACATTAAATGTTATAAAACAAATAAAAGTTTAATAAAATAGTCTAACTTATTGATTATTATATATTTAAATATAACAAGATCTGCCCTCAGGATTGAAGGTCATCTTAATTTTTAGAAAATCTTGATTTGAAAGT